GGAATGGGAAGTTTACGGCGGGCCTGTTTGGGGCGGCAAGGGCGGTTATGCCTGTGGTGGATCTGCTGTCCAGTATCCTATCTTTATAGGCAACATGAACCGCGTGAAGTACAAAAGCGGTGGCCGCGCCGGTTGGTGGCTGTTGTCTTCTTGTTCGGGTGGCACCACGCATTGGTGCAATGTCGGCTACACTGGCAATGCCAACCACAGCGGTGCTTCTAGTACCGACATTGCCGCGCCCGTCTGCTTCCGTATCTCATAATCTGTTTACCAATCCGCGCCGTTCACGGCGCGTAAAGGAGAAATGATTTATGAGTAACGTTCTTGCAAGGAAGCGTGGAATTTCCGAAATGGAATTCTACGGCACGGCTGAGAACTTGAGAAACGAACTGTCCAGCTTGCTTTTCCGCGACAAGGCTGTTCCGAAGAAATACCGGGCCAACGTCACTTATCCGGCGTTGGCCTCGGTTAATAAGATGATGACCCTTATGCACAAGGCGAACCGCATCTTTCCTTATACCACGGAACAGGTTGACCGGCGAAAAGAGCTGCAACAGGAATGTATTGACTGTCTGGACGATATCTATGAGATCATGCAGTATGCTATGCGCAACGTGTGGTGGCAGAAGCTACACGCGGTAAACAAGCAAACGGGTGAACCCACCGTCGAAAGACAGCACCTTGAATTTCATCTTGCCGTTATCGGTGATCTTATGGATCGGGAAGAAAGATTGCTGATCGGCTGGAAGCGCAGTACAAAACTGCTCAAGCACTAAAATTTTATCGGTTATTTTCTGCTGAATTGTTATCCCGGTAGCCGCAACAATTGGTGGCTATTGTCTTCTTATTCAGGTAACACCACGAATTGGTGCAATGTCAACAACAATGGCAATGCCAACAACAACAATGCTTCTAATACCAACATTGCCGCGCCCGTCTGATTCCGTAAAGCACCGCTGATTCCGAACAGCAATACCCTTCATGGCCTGTAAATAGTAGGTTTTTAACCGAATTCTGAGCCTACCCACATGCGAACAGTTTACGGAAGGAGAAAATAACCGTCCCGAAGAAAAGGGTAAATATGCTATGCCGCTCAATGCAAGCGGCAGAACCGTGACGCAACTGGCCGGACGCTTCTTGCATGGCCGGGGATGGTGACTGAGCTGACGGAATCCAGCAAGTACCCGGTTTCATGACCATTGTTGCAAAGGAGTACACAACACACCCCTGAGACGGGCAGCAAGACCCCCGCCCGTACACAATAACACTCTGCACGGGGCTTTTTTTATTTCATAGTGAGGCAAGTTACCTTGAACAGCGTAGAAAGACACGAAGCGCGTTACCAGCGGCGAAAGGCCGCGCGTGAAGCAAAGCGTTTACAAAAGCTTGCGAAATATGACGATTTCAACCGGCTTTCCGATGTTCCGGCACTTTTACATGCGAATTGGGATTCCCGACAAGGCGTTATGTTCAAAGCAAGCGTATTGCGCTACAACTTCAATTACTATAAAAACGCGGTCAGACTTTCCAAAGCCCTGAGATCCGGTAAGGACGTGCGGCAGTCATTCTATGTTTTTGATATCAACGAACGCGGTAAAATGCGGCATATCCATAGTCTGCACTATTCAGAACGCGTGATACGCCGCTCGGTATGCATCAACGCCCTTGTCCCGGTGCTGTCGAATGGATTGATCTACGATAACAGTGCAAGTCTGGAAGGGAAAGGCGTATCATTCGCCGCGAAACGTTGTGAGGCACACTTGCATCACTATTTCAGAGAAACCGGCAGCAATGACGGTTACGTTTTGGTGCTTGATTTCAAGGGCTACTTTGACCATATTCTGCACGAACCGCTGAAAGAGATCATAGACAGGGCTTTCACGGACAAGCGGATTGTCAATCTGAGCTACAGCTTTATTGATGCTACGAACTATGACAAACCGCCTGAGAAACACGGACAGGGTTTGTTTATCGGCCCGGAAGACAGTCAGATCTATGCTGTCGCCTATCTGAATCGGGTTGACCATCTGATTAAGGATCAGTTACGGCAGCGCTATTATGCACGTTATATGGACGATTCTTATATCATTCACAAGGATAAAGCCGTTCTACAGAGCATTCTAAACCAACTACGGGAGGAATTTGCCCGGTACGGCATTATTCTCAATCCCAAGAAATCACAGATTGTCAAGCTGAGTAGAGGCTTTACGTTCCTGAAAACACGGTACTATCTGACGGAGACGGGACACGTTGTCAAGAAACCGGATCATAAGAACATCGTGCGGGAGAGACGGAAGGTCAAAAAGTTACACAGATTCTATGAAGAGGGCGTTGTCTCACTGGATCTGGTAGTGCAATCTTATATGTCATGGCGCGGTGCAATCCTCAAACGGGACGCCCACCGCTCAGTCCGTGAAATGGACGCTTTATTCTTTCATCTTTACGGGATTGAACCGTGGAGAAATACCAAAAGAAAGGGATCTAAAAAATGAATGACAGACGGGAACAGATCGAAAACGAAATTACCGCGCTCAAAATGCTGCTGAATTCTACCGATTATCAGGTCACGAAGTACGCCGAGGGCCTGACGGCTTGCAGCACACAGAAAGAGGAAAACGCTTTCCGTGAAGAATTCATGGCGAAATACGGCGAAGTCATTGCCAATCGTATTGCATGGCGTGAAAGAATCAATGAGCTGGAAGAAGAGCGCGACGCCCTGCCCCCGGACGTACCGGAAGAACCCGAACCCCCGGTAATTGAGGACGAGGAAGACGATTCCGAGGTTGTCCATGAAGAGGGTGAGGAAGACGGCGTTTTGCTGATCGACGAAGAGGAAGACGACGCCGAAATCATCCACGACGAGGAAGACGAAGCAGAACCGGACGAGGGAGAACCGGAAATCGTGCCGGAACCCGAACCGGAAGCAGACCCCGAACCCGAACCGGAAGCAGACCCCGAACCCGAACCGGAAGCAGACCCCGAACCCGAACAGTAAAAAATCTTTAGAAAGGAGCTTTTCTCACTATGGGAGACGAAAACATTCTGTTCATGGCCGTTGCGCATGACGGGACGAAATACAACGTCCGCGCATCCAACATCTTTGAGGCCGTAGACGAAATCCGTCAGAGTGTCGAGGCCCACGATATCGACCCGAAAGAAATTTTCATGGTCATTGATATTCCCGGCTAAGAAAAACTTCAAACTGCTGCGGCTCAGTTTTACCACGCTACACGGCGAGGGAGTTACAACCGCAACTAAAAATGAATAAACGCGCAAAGAGAAATTGCGCGCATGAAAGGACTGGTTAGCTTTGAGCGTCACGCAATTTCTTGAATCCACCGAGACAGGTGCAATGTTTGGCAAGTGCGGTATAGCGCTTGTCATTCTTTTTACCCTCATTCAGATTGCCCCTATTCAGATCAATCCGTGGAGCTGGATAGGACGGTCTATCAGCCGTTTTTTCAAGATGCTTGGCCGGAAGATCGGCAAAGAGTTGAACGGTGAGGTTGTAAGCAAGCTTGGCGAAATCAATACCCGGCTTGACGATATGGACGCCCGATTTGAGACTGTAGAGTCCCGGCTTGGCGATCTGGAAGAATATAACCGAACGCAGGACAAAAACAATGCTGAAGAAAAAGCGTTGGACGCGAGACGGCGAATCCTACGGTTTGCCGACGAAATCAGAAGTGGGGATCGTCATTCAAAAGAACATTTTGACAATGTTTTCGATGATATTAAGTTTTACAAGAACTACTGTGACACGAATAAGGACTTTAAAAATGACCGGGCGCAGATCTCCATAAAGATTATCGAAGAAACCTATGAAAAGTGTGTCCGTGAGAATGATTTTCTGTAAGGAGGAAACCCTATGAGCCGAAAAACTCAATGGGATCTGTTAAGTCGGCTGGGGAGTCTATCCGACAAAGCAAAAGCTGTGGTTATGGGCCACGCTATGGCTGAAAGCGGCTGTGAACCGAACCGGCTGCAAGGAGATTTCACGGCAGACAGATCCACGTCGAAGAGCTACACGCAACAAGTGGACGACGGATATATCAGCAAATCCCGATTCGTGAATAACGGCCCGAATGGTGGCGGCTACGGATGGCTGCAATGGACTTTTCCGAGTAGGAAAGATGGCCTTTACGACACAGCTAAGAAGTTGGGCGTTTCCATCGGAAGTGAAGAAGCCGCCATTGCTTGGCTGTGGGATGAATTGAATCAGGGTGAATACGCGGCTGTCCTGTCCGCTTTGAACAGTAAAAAAGGGATCCGGGCAATGTCAGACGTATTCATGAAGAAGTATGTCAGACCGGCAGATCAGTCAGAAACGGCCTGTGCCTACCGTGCAAGCCTCTGTGAAGCCGCCTACAATGAGTTTGCCGGATCCGAACCCGAAACCCCGGCAGCGCAGATCACACCGACCACGGAGCCGAAATACACCGCAAAACGCCTGATTGCAATTGCGGTTGGTGAGATCGGGTATCACGAAAAAGCAAGCAATTCCAGCCTTAACGACAAGACCGCGAACAGCGGCAGCGGGAACTGGACAAAATACGCCCGTGACCTTGCGGCGGCAGGATACTACAACGGCAACAAAAACGGTTACGCTTGGTGTGACGTATTCGTGGATTGGTGCTTTTGGGTGCTTGCCAACCGGGATGCCCGTATCGGTCAAATGATCGAATGTCAGACCGGGGATTGCGGCGCGGGCTGTCTCTACTCGCGGCAGTATTACCAGCAGCAGGGACGGCTTTTCAACAGTCCGCAGCCGGGGGATCAGGTGTTCTTTACTTCAAACGGTGAGATTTCCCATACCGGCATTGTCGAGACGGTGAACGGAAACAGCATCACGACTATTGAGGGGAATACTTCAGATCAGGTTGCCCGCCGCAGCTATTCCCTTGGCAACGGCTATATCAAGGACTTTGGCCGTCCGAAATATGACGCCGACACGGGCGGCGAAACCCCCGCTACACAGGCCGAACAACCGGCCACGTCCCCGGCGACCGGTGACAAGTCAGTGGAAGAGCTGGCACAGGAAGTCATTCAGGGCGCTTGGGGCAACGGTGACGACCGCAGGAACCGGCTGACCGCTGCCGGATATGATTACAGCGCTGTACAAGCCCGTGTGAACGCTATCCTTTTGGGGGATACGGATGCACCGGCCACACCGACCGTGACGCCCACGGCCCCCGTAGAGACGCCTGTAGCAGCTCCTACGGCCCCGGCGACACCTTCCTATTATATCGTCCAACCCGGCGACACGCTGGGCGAAATTGCCGCACGGTTTGGCCGGGGAGTCAATGAGCTGGCAGAGTACAACAAGATCAGGAACCCTAACCTAATCTTCATCGGCCAACGAATTGATATCCCGTAAAAGCTACACGCGGCGCAGTTGAAAACTGTCCGCGTCTCGGATCCGGGGCGCGGACGGAATAATATATTATAAAGGAGGAATCCAAAAATGCAGACCCTTATGAGCAACTATCTTACGCAGGTTTTGAGTGTGCTGCTGATGGCGTTGTTTGCTTTTCTTGGCGTACAGGCGAAAAACCTGTATAAAAAGTACGTTAATACCGCCGTCAAGCAGTCCGTATGCCGTACAGCAGTACGTTTTGTCGAGCAGGTGTATCAAGACCTGCACGGCCCTGAAAAGCTGAAAGCTGCTATGACAAAGGCATCGGAGATCCTTGCCGGTTATGGTATTGAGATTTCGAACGAAGAGCTGATTGCCATGCTGGAAGCCGCCGTAAATGAGTTTAATAATAATTTTAATAAGAAACTCGCGGCAGCAGACAACGGCAAACAGCCCGCACCGGCAACTGAATAGCGGTTAAAACACCCCATGCGGCGCACAGGTTACGGCTTGTGCGCCGCTTTTTTTTGTTGTCAACAAAGTTGTCAACAAAGTTGTCAACAGAACGGGGAAATTGTGTTGACATTGTTGACAAAGGTGTAAACGCTGTCAACAGTCTGTCAACAAAATTTGTTGACGCTTAAAGCCCCTGTTTTACTGGCTTTTTCCTACTTGTCAACAATGTAACAGTATTTTCTAAAAAGTAGAAAAAATAGTGGTATAGGGCGTATATATTACGCCTAAAACGCCTGTAGCGTATGCATATAACACGCGCGCGTGTATGTGTTGACAGGCAGTCAAAAATTTTTTCAAGAAATTTGTCAAAAGTTATTGACAAGTAAAAATCTTTATGCTATTATTGCGACAGTCAAAAGATTTTGACTCACACGAAAAACGACAAACGAAAAACGGAGGTACAAAAAATGAAAACTCGTCAGGGCTACAACTACTACATGGAAGATGGCAAGTACACCATTGATTCCTACGACTTCTTTGATTCTCTGGAAGAGCTGGAAGCGGATCTTGACTGGCAGCGTCTTTGGATCGACGGCAAAGCCTACAAGGATCTGGACGGGAAGTGGAGATACACCCCGGAAGTTGGCAAGGCAAAGCTCCTGAATCTGCTGAATGACCTTTTCAGCAAGCCGCTGACCGAAGAAGAATTCAGCTTCCGGCAGCAGGTTCTTGGAGAGCAGGAATGCTGGCTGATCGCTGACGGGTTCCTTACTCAAGAAGAAATCCTTGCAATTGAAGAATCTTGGGCCGCTCCGGTAGCGGCCTGAGATCCCCAAAACAAAATTAAATTTACGGAGGTATAGAACAATGGCGAAAAACGTAGCAATCGAAAAGACGGAGCGCGGGCTTGAAATCCTGAAGAAAGCCGACAGCACCATTTCCGGGCGCAAGGTGATCCTCACCCGGAAGACCAACAAAGACGGTCAGATCCGGCATGGTGTGGTACTGGAAAACCACGCAGGGCATCACTGGAAGGTCGGAACGTTTGAGGGCCTTGCCCCGGCGTTCAAAGCCTACAAAGCTCTTGTCAAATAAACGCAGAGTGCCACGCCCCTACGGGGGCGCGTAATGCGGGAGGCCGTGTCACAACCCCGGCCACTATGAAAGGGAGGTTATCACAATGGCAGAGATCTTAAAGAGATATCAGACCGCGCTTGACAAGATCGGGACTTTCCGGCTGCTGGCGCTTCCGGCGAACGTCAAGACCGTTCTTCAGCAGACCAACGACTTAGAGGCAAAGACCAAAATGCTTGAGCTGATTGTTGACCAGCTCGGACTTTAAGGGAGGGACAGGCAATGGACAGCAAAGAGCTTTACCAGAAAGAGAAAGCCTACGTCACCCGCCGCGCGGAAGAGCTGACCGCCGAAATGGAGGCAGCGCTTGACACCGGGGATCCGGTACGGTTCCGGGACGCTTACACCAAATCGGCCCGGTACATGCGGCAGAGGGATCGGAAACCCCTGTACATCCGGTTCCTGCAAATGCTGAGTGAACGGAGGGCTTGATAGTGTCAATAAAGTGCGGTGAGGGAATCAAGGCAAGACGGGTTGCACTGGGTATGACGCGCGAGGCGCTTTCTGATAAAAGCGGCGTTTCAATTATGACGATTCGCCGTTATGAAAGTTTAGAACGTGTACCACGTTTTGATGTACTTGAAAAGCTGGCAACGGCTATGGATTGTACGGTTTTTGATTTCACAGAAGAAAGAGAGGGGGAGGTGGTTGCGATAGGACGCGCGGGTGAGAACATTCGAGTAAACGGTGATTCTGTAGGCGAACGGATAAAACAATTCCGGTTGAACAAAGGGTTGTCACAACAGCAACTTGGCAGCATGATAGGAATGTCACAACAGCAGGTTGGGCAATATGAAAAGAGCGTAAGAATTCCAAAACCGGCCACGCTGGACAGGTTCGCGTCAGCTTTGGATTGTACTGTTCCTGATTTGCTGTATAACAAAGCAGATATAGAATTTAATCAGGGCTATGAAATCGTAGAGAAAGAAACATATCGGATATGTGATACAGGCCGTGCGGACGCGATTGTTTTAGCACGAATGTCGACAAAATACGGTACGCAATTTGTAACTTGGGAAAGCGCAGCATATTTGCGGGACGACAGACCACTTGAATACTTTTGGGGCCACTATTTCAGTGAAGAGGATCAGGCCCGCGCCGACTACCACCGGCGACTGCTGAAGAAATACGAGGACAAAGCTACACAGGACGAGTGAGACGGATTTGACCGGCTGCGGAAGCCGGTCAAAATTTTTTTCTGATTTCAGTAAAAAGTTGTTGACAAGTCAAACGCTTTGTGCTATCTTTTAGACAGTCAAAAGATTTTGACTGTAAACGACACGCGACAAACGATAGGAGGAAACGACAATGGCAAGCATCGAATTCATTCAGAAGCGTATCGCGGGCGCGGAAGCAAAGATCACGAAGCTGGAAAAGAAGCTTGAGCGGATCCGTAAGGTGGAAGCGTCCGGTTGGGACGACGACCATAACCCGTATTACTACAGTGAACGCGACCTGAAGTACACGCTACGGGATCTGGAAGAGGCAAAGCAGGGCCTTGAGAAGTGGAAAAAGGATCTGGCCGAAGCAGAGGAAAAGGCGAACAGCCGGAACGTTCCAGCAATTCTTGAGTTCTTGGAGCTTTGGAAAGCCCGCTGCAAAGAGTTTTACGGCAATGGCCTGAAAGAGTATTACGCGGAAAAGGCGCACGTTATGGAGCTGTACGACGCTTATTCAGAAGCCCGGTACGGCAGCGGCCCGGAATACGCGGCAAAGAAAATGGCCTACGAAGTTGCCTCAAAGCTTTTCCACGACAAGTGCCGTGGCTACTACAAAAAGTGGGAGCATGAGCGCAACGGTCGGAAGTACACCGGGGAAACCAAAGAGCGCGAGGGTGAGTACGAATATCTGGAACCTTATTCCAGCGCCCGGACGTATGACGACGCTATGGCAAAGCTGGAAAAGGATCTGGACGAAGAAGCGAACCGCAAGTATGACTTCATCATTGAGCGGACAAACGCAATCGTCGGAGAGATCACCGACGCGTCAGATCTGGAAGTCGGAGCAAAGCAGGACTTGAACGGTTACATTACCGGGACACGCGGACGCGCGAAGGTGCAGACCATCGGCGCGGGCGGCTATAACATTCAGTGCTTTCATTTCCGCACCCTGATCAACGAAGCATAAGTCAGACCGGCCCCGTCCGACAGACGGGCGGGGCCTTAAACCAAAAACGACAAACGACAGGAGGAAAAGAGCAATGTACGAAATCATTTATGACTTTACCGACGAAGCCGGAAATGAGTGCCTTAACCTTGATGAAGTGTTTGAGGGTACTTGGACGGAGCTGCAAGAGCATATCAAGGCTATGCGCGCGCAGGGCTGCTACAACATCGTAGCCACGGATATGAGGGCTGACGGCGTATGACGGTAGGCAGCAAGGTTACTCTGACGGATCCGCTGCGCATGGTTTGTGCCTACCCGGAAAAGTATCAGACCGGAACGGTTACAAGCATCGGATCATGGGGGATCGTGGACGTTCAATGGAACGGAATTGACCGGCCTATCGGAATGAGGGCCGACGAAATCAGGGAGGTAGAATCATGAACAGAATTACCCGTTGGAACGGCAAGAAGTGGGTTTTGCCGCAAGGCGCTTGGCGAGAGATCGCGGAGCGCCTTGCCGCGTATGAGAATACCGGTTTGGAGCCGGAACAGATTGAAAATCTGAAGACGGCACGGGATAATGACATACCGGTGTTCAAGCTGGGTGACGTTTTCCCGGTTGCTATTATCGTCCATGACGAGGCCGGAAACGTCCCTTATGTGGATCCGGTAAATTGCTGCGCGTATCTGTACGTCAGTGAGATTGCCGCAAATGCCGATAACCCGGAGGCTATGCAGGAACCCGGCGTAAACCATCTTGTTATTGCGATTTATCGGGATCACTGGCACATTGCGCAGGTTGGCGGGTATACCCCGGAACGCGGGATGTACACGAAAAGTTTTTGACGACAAACGACAGGAGGCTATCACAATGAAATATTACCCTATCAATGAAGACGCTGCGAAACGGGCGAAGGACGCAAACAGTTTCTTTGATTATATTCCGGGATCCGCAACACGAACCTATCAGGGGATGGTAGACGAAGCGGAAAGGATCGCTACACGGCAGAAAGAGCGCGTAGATTCGGCATACCACGAGAAGATTGACCGGCTGCTGGACACCTACGCTCGGAAGCTGGCCGACAACCTGAATCGCCGGAATGAGATTGACGCCCGCGTTCCGTCCGTTATGGTCGCTGGCCCCGCAAACTTCCCCGTGCGGAAGAAAGAGAAGCAGAACGCGGCGCGGGACACCAACGACGCGGAATATCGGGAAATTCAGGGCATTCTTGACCGGATTAAGAGCTGTGGCATGGGCGGCATTATGAGCGACGACGCAAATGCCGTGGAAAAGCTCAAGTCAAAGCTTGCGGCCTTGGAGCGGACACAGGAACGCATGAAAGCGGTCAACGCTTATTTCCGCAAAAACAAGACGCTGGAAGGTTGCCCGGATTTGACCGAGGAACAACGCGGAATGCTGGAAAGCGGCATGTCTGACGCCTTTAAGCCTGTCCCTTATCCGTCTTGGGCGCTGTCCAACAATAACGCGAACATTCACAGGATCCGGGATCGGATTACAGAACTGGAAAAGGAAGCGAAGCGGGCAGCGGAAAACGCGGACGCGGCCCCGGTCGAAGGTGAGGGCTATGTGCTGATAGAAAACGCGGAGATTTGCAGGATCCAGTTTATCTTTGAGGATAAGCCGGACGCCGAAACCCGGAACCTGTTGAAGCATCACGGTTTTCACTGGTCACAGTCACAAGGCGCTTGGCAGAGAATGCTTAACGATAACGGGCGATACGCTGCGAAGAAGATCGCGGACGAGCTACACAAGAGGGCGAACGCGGAGGTTGGAACGTGATGCGTTATGCGGCTGCGGGATATTGTGACGGTAGCCGTTTCGATCCGAAGCACAGAATTGAAAATACGCGGCAGGAACGCGCCGCATTGAAGGGAGGTTTTTCTTTATGACTGAGCTTGCTATCAAACGGGCGCTGAATGACAACACGTTAAAGCGCGGTCTGATAATCGACGGCAAGGTTTATGCCCTGCACATTACCCGGAACCGGGAAGTCCTGATTACGGACAGTACGGACTACAGCAAAGTCTATGCTGTGCTGTCTTTGGAACTCTTTAACATTATCGAACAGGGGGAGAATGCGAAATGATGGAATACGAAGAATGGGTAAAGGATTTCCCGAAAGATTGGGAACGGGAACCGTTCTGCCCGTTTCCCGGCCCGAACAAGGTAGGTTATTGCAACGTGGCCTATACGGATCATTGCGTGACCTGTCCGGAGGCGCTTGCGGCCTATGATGCCTACTGCGCACAGGAGGACGGCAAACGGTGAAAAGACTGACGCTGAAGCGAAACAGTGACGGCAGCGTGTCACAGCCGACAGATCTACGGTGGGCCGACGTTCTGGACAAGCTGACCGATTATGAGGATCAGGAAGAGTCCGGTTTGCTCTTGCGGCTTCCAGCAAAGCCCGGAGATACCGTTATGGCTTATCTGGACAGCCCGTCGCTGGATCTGACCGAGTGCGTGGTATCGCAGATCCTTTACGACAAGGATTTCAAAGAACCGCTGTTTACGGCGGTAAGCTACGAACACGCCGAATATAACACGTTTTGGCTGAGTGATTTCGGCAAAGAGATCTTCACGCTTGAACAGTATTGGTCGATGCTGGATCCGGGGAAAGCTACACCGGCGAAGAAGAAAGGACGGCAGCGAAAATGATTTGCCCGTATTGCGGACAAGATCAGTCCTATGTTATTGACAGTCGGCAGTTTAGAACCTTCCGAATGCGAAAATACCGGTGTCGTAACTGCTGGCAGACCTATAAGACGACGGAAACGGCAGAGAAGATAACGAAAGAAGAAAGAGAAGAGGTACAAAATGCTAACCGAAATAAACGGTGATCTGCTGAAGATCGAAAACGGGATGATTTGCCACCAAGTCAACTATCACGGCGCAATGGGCGGCGGCGTGGCTGCTGCAATTGCCAAGAACATTCTGACCAAAGAGCAGTATAAGGCTTACGTTGACTACTGCAAGGAATACGGCCCGGATGCGCTGGGAACCGTCCAGCTCACCGGAGAGGAAAACGGCCTGATTGTGGCGAACATGTTCTGTCAGGACGAAGAGCTTGCGGATCCGCAGGGCGAAAACCAGAACATTACCGATTATGACGCTATGCGGAAATGCCTTGTCCGGGTGCGGACAATGGCCGTAAGGCTGGGAAAGCGGGTGTACTTCCCGCATAAGCTGGGATGCGGCATTGCCGGTGGAAGCTGGGACACGGTGCTGTTTCTGTTGCGGGACGTGTTCGCGGACTACCCGGTAGAGGCGTATATCGTCAAGAGGGCAAAAGCATGATAACGGTATCTTCTCATACAATTGCCCTTGCCTGTTTGGGCGCGGCAGGTTTGCTTGTGCTGTACGATATCGTTTTGGCAATCGTTAAAGATTCTATCGAAAGCCGGAAGAGACGCAGACCGCCTTGCCCGCCACGCTACACGGGCAAAAGACGATGAATTGTCACGGTTGTAAACATCTGGACGAAACCAGACCGGCAGGAAGCGGCTATTGCTGTGTCGTGGAACGGAGCAAGGCCGGTAGGGAGCTACGGCAATATCTGATTGAACACGCGGAAGAATACCGGTACGGAAGAAAAGAAATGCCGTCTTTGAAAGTCAGGCGTCCCGATATGGAGCGCTGCGAATTGTACGACAGAAAGGAAAAATGAAATGATAGTTAGGATTTGCGACAGTTGCCGTTTTCGGATGCCCGGAAACGGAAAAGACGACCCGGAAGACTGCAAAATGCAGAAGTCAGGATGGCCCGTCCTGAAAAAACCGGGCGAAACGTGCGACGACTACAAGCCGATTCCGAAATACATTGCAATCCCGGACACCGGGATCGGGGATCTGAGCGACGGCTACCACACGTTTAACGGCCTGTATTATCAGCGAATGATTCTGTTTGCCGCGCTGGTCAATGCCTATAAAGACCGGGCGTGGAAATCATGGAAGCATGAGGACGGAGAACCCTGTTTCGGCGGCGGCTGGTTTATCGTCGGGATCGACACCCCGGACGGAAGCTATACCTATCACTATGAAGAAAAAGACTGGTCTATTTTTGACTGTGAAGAACTGCCCGTTGCCAAGCATTGGGACGGACACACGGAAGAAGATGTTACCCGGCTGCTGTCTCTGCCCTGTCCCGGTAAGGTTGTGAAATGATAGAACTTAAGTCTTGCCCGTTCTGTGGATGCTCAATGGAAATCAGGAAAGATTCTTTTCCAAATGGAGATCCACAGCTTGAACCGTATGGATGGCATGATGAAGACTGTCCGTTGTCAACCGTGCTGTGGAGTACCTACCCGGAAGACGGATGGACAGAGGAAAAGCTTGCGGAAGCATGGAATAGGAGAGCAGACGATGATTGACTTTATGAATGAGTTTATTGAACGAAGAAAAGCGCTTGAAGCATTTTGCAAAGAATGTCCGTTTAGTGGATGTGACGGCCTGTGTCGGCAGCGTGAGGCCGTTGTTGCGATTCCCGCCGCAAACGCGGTGGATATTTCAGATAATGGGTTAACGGTGATAGGAACCCCGGATGAAATTAACACTGTCATGCAAACAATTAACCCGAACTATCCCCGGCAGAATTTGGAGAACGCAGGAACGGAGTGCAGCTATGTTATCGGAGGCGTGAACGTCACGCTACACGTTAGGGATATGGAGGCGTAACGATGCACGACACTACTTTTATCTGTACGGTAACGATTCTTACGCTTGTCGTCGTCCTGACGGCCCTGACGAGCGGTAGGAGGAAATGATGATGGGACATTCTCTTTGCAATCGGTGTGATCAGTATTTCGGTTGCTGCTTGAACTTTGACGGCAAGCCTTGTCGGAAACTCCGTTCTGTCGAGCCGACCAATTATGACCGGGTTATGGAAATGGACGCAAGGCAGCTTGCGAATCTTCTTGCAACATTTTGTCCTGAATTTTCTGCCCATTATTGGACGGAATGGTTAAATAAAGAAACAAAGGAGGATCTATCTTGAAACCTGTACGTTATGTTTATGGAATGAGGGCGCGCGGCTTTTCTCCCGGTGCGCAGCCGAAAGAGGGCTTTATTGAGCGGATGGACGACCCGCTGAAAGGCTATTTTGATCTTGTGGTCTACAATCGTGAGCTGGAAGGGACAGAGATCTACCAGTATGAGCTTGATTTTATCCGGGCCGAAATTCTGTAGGGGGCGGCGATATGGCACAAAAGGTCAAATGCAATCGGGCTACCTGCAAGCACCATACCGATCACGATAGATGCGATGCCCGTATCATAATCGACGCAGACGGACGGTGCGTGTCTTTTGAGAGGGGCTTTGTTTATTACGTCCGTCTTGTTTGGGAGGCGCTGGGGGACGGCAACTTTATTGACGCTTTCCAAGTGACGCCGGATTTGCGGATCGGCCTCTACTACGTCATGGAGCTTTACCATTTGGGCTTTGCGACAAGTGAACACGGGGCTTGGCGATTTATCACCCTGCATGACGGCGAGAAAGGCCCCGCCTTGCGCGTGGAAGAAATAACCGAGCGGGATATAGACATGGGCCGCTTGCATGAGCTGTTGGAGGACTTCAACGCTGGAAAATTGCCGGGGCCGTCGTCTGAGCCGGAGCAAGAGAAAGGCGAAAAAGCTGATTATGATTTCGGCTGGCTTGCGCCTGACGGTGAGTTTACAGAATCGCCGTGGGGCCAACATGAAGAAAGCGCAGAGGCTATTTGTGTCAAACGTAGATTTGAGACAGATTATAAGGCGTGGCGTCACACAGATGATGGCATGATCCTGTATCGGGATTATCTCATTACGGCGCGCGGTTTTTGCCTGATCCATAATCCCGGCTTAGACGGTGGGTATATCGTTACACACAAAAAGCCTTTGACGAAAAAGCAACGTGAATTTCTCTATGCCTATTTCACGGACAAGGGAGATCGGTTCAAGGCCGAGCTGTATTTACAGGAGGAATGATTATGCTGAAACCGGGTGACAAGGTTGTAATGACCGATAACTACTACGTCCGGGAGGAATACCGGGGCAAGGTCTGGACGGTCAGATCAAGGCCGTGGAAGTGCGGCAGTAACGAGGTCGTTCTTTTGGAGGGTTATACCGGGGGCTACGCTGTGGACGGTCTGAAGCCCGTTACGGGCGGCTGTGACGGCGACGCCTGCGACATTACCCATCTGCTGAAATAGCCGCAGGGAGGGCAGCTTATGGCGACACAGAAGCATTTAGAGTGGGAGCTTGAAAACAATCCCCATCTGTACGACAAGCCCCGCTGTTATGAGTTTATAGACCGGCAGACGTTGACCCATGTAGTCTGCAACGTGGACTGCCCGGAGGGGGTAGACTTTGACACCTTCCGAAAAGTGATTGACGCCGTGACCGAAACTCTTGACTTGTTCCCGTGGTTTACAGTATCTGAGCAACCCCGCGCAGATCTGGAATTGCTGGAAGCATCCGGCTTTGAGATCTGAGGCGCAGCAGGCAAAGCTACACACGAATGGGATACAGACGCACCGGATGGGATCGGTTCGACGTTAAATACTACGTCCCGGATCGGAAAGCCAAATACGGCAGGAAGATTGTTGCTGGATCCACGAAAGCAACAAATGATTTGCTGGTTATCGTCCATGAGGAATATCCGACCTTCACGATAAAGCAGCTCAAGGCCCTGCTGACGGATCGGACGCAGTTCATTTACAATCCTGAAGCCGTGGCCGTTCTGGACGCCCACATTAAGGCAGGGCATGGCGACCGGATCCCGAATTGGAAATAACTTGGATTTGACTTGGATTTGACTTGGACAGGACTTAAAAAGTCGAAAATGAATGAGTTTAACTTTTTCGCTGCAAAAAGTTAAACTCATTTTTAATTTAGGCCCTTTTTTGAGGTTGTAATTAAAAGAAATGAGGTTTTTCTTTAAATACGACCGGCTTTTGTAGGCTGGTCAAAAATTTTTTTCAGAAATCAGTCAAAAAGTATTGACAAGTCAAGAGCGACGTGCTATTATGGCGACAGTCAAAAGATTTTGACTCTTGACAAACTAAAGACAAACGACAAACGGAGGACATAAAAATGAAACGCTATAGTGCATCTGAGCTTTACGCTTTCGTCGGCAGAGCCGACACCCACGAAAAAGTCAGCATAGCGATTGACTTCATCGGCAAGCTGGATTATATCGACAATGAGCTTTACGACGGCCTTATGAACAGCTTGGCCTATACCAGCCGTGAGCTTTACCACGAAGACCGGTACACAAGCAGCTATCACGGGGATTACGGCCCCGGCAATCCTTGGGACGCGCCGGGCATGAGCGTAAGTGATTTCATCTGAGGGAGGATACGACAATGCTTAAGAATTACGTAGGACGCGAACACAAGAAAGAAATCCATTTCAGCCTTGAGTTTACAGACGGACAGGGGAACGGCTATTCCTTCCCCTGTGACGCAGCCGGAAACGTCTTCCCGCTGGAATACCAGTGTGCGAGAGACAACCTGCAATACTGTCTTGACCACCCGGAAGAATTTGAGGTTTGGAAAGAGGTACAGCGGGAAGTCAGAAAGTACACCGAACCGGCGCACGGCACATGCTCTTGCGGCAGGGAGGTTTACCTTTGGGATCAGTATTTTGGAGCCTGTGAATGCGAATGCGGCAAGTGGTACAACCTTTTCGGGCAGGAGCTTTTACCCCCGGATCAGTGGGAGCTTGACCCGGCAGAAGAAGAATATTGGTGAAGGGAGGAAAAATTTTTCGGCAAAACGGGCAGCTAATCTCTATAAGAAAGTGAGGGAAGGGAAAAGCCCCGGACGGATCTACCGTACCGGGGCTTTTGTTACCAGCGCGAACACGTTTGCATAGAAAACGAGTTCGTCTGCGCGCTTTATGGTGGACGCGAACGCGCGGCATCCGAACACCCCCGCGTCCTCTGCTGCCTTGAAATCCGTAAAGGACAAGGTAGCAGATCCACCGCTATAATTGAAGTTTATGATCAATTCATCGTCGGTGAGAAAGACGGAATTTACAAACACATCAATTAACCGCTGCTGGCATTTTCTGTCAGTATAGTCCAGATCCCGGAATTGTTCAAGGAAAAATTGAATATGCTCTTTCTGAAGTCGAAAGCCGCTGTCAAGCTGAGTTTCCGCAAGCGCCGTGCTTAATGCCGTCCGCTGTGCGTCCAGCTCTGATAGGCGGCTTTTTGTCATTTCTGTAAGAGGCATACCGGCTTCTATCGCGCGCATGAGATTGTTTATGGCCGTCTCCGTCTCTTTGAGCTGACCTTGCAGGGCCGTGACCTTATCCCGTGAACCGTCCTGCTGCTGATAGTAGTTCCAAACGTTGTCAACGATAAAAGTCAATACTTCATCGTCCATGATCAGTTGTTGCGCCTTTTCCAGCACGTAGGGTTCAATCACGTCCTGTCGAACGGCTTTGCGCTGGCAGCTTTTCCCGCGTTTCCTGTTGACACAGATGTAGTAGTTGTATCTTACGCCCTGCTTACTTGTGCCGCATTCTCCGACCATCTGAGCGCCGCAGGAGCCGCAGAAAAGCTTATTGGTAAGAAGATAGTCGGCCCGCGTCCAGTGGGCCGCAGGAGCGCGCTGATTGACGGACAGGAGTTTTTGCACCCGGTAGAACGTGTCCTTGTCCACAATGGCCGGTACTCCGTCCTCTATGCGGATCTCTCCGTTCTTGAAATCGTAGATACCGATATACTTTTCATTCTTCAGGATCGTCCGAAGACTGTTCTTGGTGTACTTGTTTCCTTGTCCCGTGTGTAGCTGTTCCGCGTTGAGCTGCACTATGATTTCCGCGATTGTCTGCCCTTCCGAGTACATGGCATAGATCCGTCTTACCAGCGCGGCCCCGACCGGATCCACGACAAAGTTATGATCCTTGTCCAGCTTATAACCCAAAGGGACGCGCCCGCCCGTGAACTTGCATTTCTTAGCGTTCTCGCGGTTTCCGCGCCGGATATTTTGACTGAGCTGCAAACTGTAGTATTCGGCCATCCCTTCCAGAACGCTTTCCAGAATGACGCTTTCCGGCCCTTCTCCCATGTTTTCAGCAACGTATTCCACCCGGACGCCGTGTTTCTTGCAGCGATATTTGTTGAACGTGATTTCTTCCCGGTTCCGTCCGAACCTGTCAACCTTCCAAACAATGATAACCTGAAATTGTTTGGTCGCGCAATCGGAAAGCATCTGCTGAAATTCGTCCCTGTCGTCGTTGCGGCCTGTCTGAGCGCGGTCAATGTATTCGTGAATGATCTTGTACCCCCGCGCCTCCGCATACGCTCTTGCGGCTGTAAGCTGGCCCTCAATGGATTGTTCGCCCTGTTTGTGGGAAGAATACCGGGCATAGACTACGGCTTTCTCCCCTGCTGTTGGTGGCTGCCTCCGCGTTCCGTTAAATTCGATTTCCGCTTTCATATCGTTTCCTCACAAAGTACGTCACGTTTTCCCGTTCTGTCGCAAGTACGATACCCCCGCTGACCCTGATCACGCATGTTTTTTCCTACTTACCGGCTTTTTGCTGTACTTGTCCTGAGATAGAAGCCCCTGCATAAACGCTTCCGCTTTCCCCCGGTCATTTTCATCCAGCTCTGCGTAAAGCTGCATCCCTTTCCCCTGTGTAGCTTGTTCACGCTGCCAGTCTTCCGCGCTTGCTCTCTGAAAGGCAAGCGCCTTTTTCACGTCTCCGTCCAGCGCGTCGAGCTGTGCGCCCGCAAGTTCCGCAATAAGTTCCGGGTTACTGTAGTCTATCGGATCGTCTGTTCGACAAAGTAAATAGTCTGTGGAAACCCCGTAAGCATCTGCGATCCGCGCGAGAATATCAGGCGTTGGAGGATTGCCGCTTTTCTTCCACGCTGAAATTGTACCCCTGTTCGTGCCAATGACCTGTGCGGCTTGTTCTGATCCCGGCTTGTAACCGGCGTCAAGACAGAGTTTTTCGTAACGTTCCCAAAACGCCACAGATATACCCCTTTTCTACCAGTCAAAAAATTTTCACAAAATAAGTCAAAACCTGTTGACAAGTCAAAAGTTTTCTGCTATAACTGTGCGTAGCAGTCAAACAGTATTGACCGAGCAACCGGAAGCCGCCGCATTGTGGAAGGTGGAACGGCCTGACGGTGTGTGAATCTGGTTTCAAACGATTCTAACACAAAAGTCAAAACTTTTCAACTGCTAATGCAAAATATTTTGACTTTATAAGAAGGGAGGATACGCGCATGGACGCACGGATTGTTGATGCCGTGGGACGTATGCACGTCGCCCGAATTACCGGGCAGATGTTGGCGAAAGAAAGCGGGTATAACGCCTCTTACGTCTCTGAAGTGATGAACGGCAAGCGCGGAACGGAAAAGACGATTCAGAACATCCTTGATGCTCTGTCCCGTCTGGAAGTGAAGCAGTCCGAGGCGCAAGCCTGATATGGTTGTGCCGGGAAAGTCCCGCTTTGACTTAAATCAAATGGGCGAAGCGGATAGACATAATCTTTCTGCTACGTTCTTTGACGCTGTGCAGCGGTTCTATGAAGATCCCGCAAACTGCAAGCGTTTTGAACGTTGGCAAAAGCAGCGGGCAACCCGCCTGACCGCTGCCGAAAAATAAAAAATCTTTTATAGGAGGCAAAACCAATGGCAGACATTACCATTATCCACCGCATTGAGGCCCCGGAATTAGCGGCGGCGCTCAATAACCTTGCGGACGCTATCAAAAACCGTCCTGTGGCCGTTCCTGCTGTGCAGGAAAGCGCAAAGCCGAAGAAGACTACCAGCAAGACCACCAACCCCGCCCCCGCGCAGGAAGCGCCCGTAGAGGCCCCTGTAAACCCTCCCGTTGCGCCTGTGACGGATCTTGTCAATGGCGCGACGCCTGTAACCACGACTGCCCCTATTGCAGCAGCCCCTACCCCTGTCCCCGTTTCGGATCCGGCCCCTGTGACCGCCGCAACTTCTGAGCCTGTCCCGACCCCAGCCTACGTCGATAAAGTTTTCACGTTTGAAGACATTACCGCTGCCGGTTCGCAGCTTTTGGAGCAGGGCAAAATGCCGCAGCTCATGGAGCTGCTGAAGGGTTACGGCGTACAGGCCGTGACGCAGCTCAAGCCGGAACAGTATGCGGACGTGGCGGCAGGTCTGAGAGGGTTAGGCGCGAACATCTGACGGGAGGGCTTGACTATGGGTACACCACAGGCACACGCGACAGTTACCGCGTCCGGCTTTGAACGTTGGTCACACTGTACCGCAGCCCCGCGTTATGAAGAGCAGTTCCCGGAAGGTGAAACAACCGTCTACGCTGCCGAAGGTACGCTTGCTCACTCCGTTTGTGAGCTGTACGGACGGAAAAAGTTTTCTGCTGATCTGACGACGCGTAAGTTCAACTCTGAGCTGAAAAAGCTCAAGGAACAGGAGCTTTGGCAAGATGAAATGACGAAGACCGCAGAGGTTTACGTTGACTTCCTTGCCGAGAAAGCGAATGAGTACCCCCACGCGCCTACCGTGATGTTTGAAGTTCGGGTAGACCTGTCCGATTACATCCCTGAAGGTTTCGGTACGTGCGACTGCATCATGATCGGTGCTGACACGCTGAGAATCACGGACTATAAGCACGGAAAGGGCGTCCCGGTATCTTCCATCGGAAACGGGCAAATGCGCCTCTATGCGCTGGGAGCGCTCAAGCTGCTGTATCCGATTTACGGCGACAGCATCAAGCGGATCTGTACGGCAATCGTTCAGCCCCGTATCACGGAAGACGTGACGGAAGAATGGCTTACCGTGGAAGAGCTGAAAGCATGGGGCGAAGAGATCAAACCCAAAGCGCAAGCCGCCTATTTCGGTACTGGCACGTTTTGTGCCGGTGAATGGTGTCGGTTCTGCCGGGGGAAAGCGGAATGCCGCGCCCGTGCTGAATACTATGCCGGATTTTCGCAGTACGTCGGGGCCGTCCCCGAAGCGAAAGCATCGGAAGGAGCTACACGAGAAGCAGCGACGATCCTGACGGACGCGGAAGTTGGCGCACTGCTGATACAGGCGCAGGGACTTACCGCATGGTATGAGGATCTACAGGATTATGCCCGTGAAGCGATCCTTGCCGGTCGGATGATTCCCGGCTGGAAAGTAGTAGAGGGCAAGAAGATCCGGGCATTTACGGACGCGGACGCGGCTATGGACAAGATGCGCGAGGCCGGTTATGAAGACGCTATGCTGTACGACCGGAAGCCGAAAACCCTTGCGCAGCTTGAAAAACTGACCGGAAAGAAGCAGTTTGCCGAGCTGATGGGCGAATTGATCACTTGGCCCCCCGGTAAGCCGACGCTGGTAACGGCAGACGACAAGCGGGAAGCATTCAACCCTGTCGGCCCGAATGAGTTTGCGGGTGTGACCGATGGATAAAGACAGTATTGTAATTCAGTGTTTTGACAGCTGCAAATACAACCTTGCCTATCCTGACTTCTTTCTGACAGCCGACAAGCCCGCGCTCCGAAAGCTTTTCAAGTGGATGTTCCTTTTCTACTGGCGTAATGAGGAAACCATTGAGTTTCTTGAGAGAGAATTACCGGATCTGAAAGATTTGGTGAGAGATCAGAACGACCGGAGAATTCTTGCGGCGAAACGGAATCTAAGCGACAAGGAAAACTACTATCAGGCTGAGTACGTGGAACCAAAAACAGCCGCTACACCGGAGGAAAAGCGGAATATCAAGGAACATAACGCTATGCGGATGCAGCGGGTGAAAGACGCACGGTCACTGTTGAACCGTGTCGAGAAACAAGCGCAAAAAGATCTTGAGCGGGTAAAAGAGATCATTGCGATATATCAAGAAGCGAAAACCAAATTCAATTAACGAAAAGGAGAAAAACGCTATGTACATGAGTCAGGCAAACAAATCCCTTACCGGTGAAGTCCGTCTTTCCTACGTCCATCTGGCCGCGCCATATGTCAACCCGCAGCAGCCGAACGCGGAACCGAAATTTTCTGTGACCCTGCTTATCCCGAAAAGTGATACGGTCACGAAGCAGGACATTGACAATTCCATTGCAGCGGCTATCAATGCCGCAGTCAACGGCAAAACGTGGAACGGTGTGCGTCCCCCTGTTGTCGCTACCCCGATTCACGACGGCGACGGTGTGCGGCAGGACGGAACCCCCTACGGCCCCGAATGCAAGGGACATTGGGTTCTTACCGCTTCCCGGCGCGCGCAGGACGGCAAGCCTTGGGTTTGCGATATCTCCAACCCGAACGTCGAGCTTGCCCCGCAGGATAGCTACAGCGGCATGTACGCCCGTTGCACGATTCACTTCTTTGGCTACTACAATGCCGGTAAGAAGGGTGTCGGATGCAGTCTTGACGGCGTGATGAAGACCCGCGACGGTGAGTCGCTGGGCGGCGCGGTGAAACCCACCGCAAATGAGTTTGCACAGTTCGTGCAGGATCAACCGCAGATCAACCCCGTCACCGGTTTGCCGATGTAAACCCGGATCAGGAGGCGGGCAGAGCTACACAAGAGGCGCTGCCCGCCTTTCGCATAGGAGGCGAAAACGAAACATGAAAAGCATTGATACTGTTATCTATCTGGCAGAGAGCGTGAAAGCTTCTCTGGAAAGGCGCGAAGAAGTCAAAAAGAAGATGGGCCGGAATCCGCAAACTGGTTTTGACGTGAATCTGGAAGACAGCAAGGAAAGCGTTCAGCGGCGTATCCTGCTTATGCGGGAAGAGCTTTTGAAGCTGTCCAAATCCCTTTAAGGGAGGCCGAAAGATGGAAGAGAAAACCGTAACGTGGTATAGGGCTGATTTCAGCAACACTATTTTCTTACCGGAAGACGTGTATACGGGATTTCAGGATCACCCGGCCAATATTGACGGTTGGATAAAGGACGGCACTATCTCCATGTTTATGAGTGAAGAGTTTGCCGTAAATCAGGCTGAAGTCTTTGCGTATAACGCTGTGACCAAAGAACAGAGGTTTGCTTTTGACTTTGACAAGTGCCAAATCCCCGGATCCTATTTCCCTGATGAAGTGAAAGCGGGACGCGTAAAAGCTGATGAAAGCTATACGTTTCTTGTTTTTAACTTTCCTATTGCTGCTTCTCCCAGCAACCGTGACCTGATACAAGCTGAAATCCTTGTCCGGTTAAGTCCTGTAGACCTTAACGGAACCCCTTTCCTTGATTTTTGGATTGAACCGTCTTTTAACGACGAGCTGAATACGTGGCTTGACGAGCGTACCGATGGAAAGGCCCTGCTGAAGATGGGAAATATCATGTTGAACGCTTTCCACTACATTCAAGAACGTATGCTGAGAGAAAAACAGCGCGTTATCAAATTCCAGAACCGGGAAATTGAGAGGCGTAACGCTGAAAACGGGAACAGCGCAAAGGCGCAGGAACACCGGAGAATCAAGATCGGCTGTATTCAGTACATGTACATTCCGATTACAGACCTTGAGCGGGAACCCCGAAAATTCGTAAGACGTGCGGAAGCATGGAATGTCAGAGGACATTACCGGCAGTACAAGAGCGGGAAGCGCGTGTTTATACGGCCCTACACGAAGGGAAAAGGCCGGATAAAACAAGTTGAATATGTGGTGTGACGCTATGACGAATTTTGAAATATGGGTAAAAGGCTGTGAGATAAACGGCACGAAGATCTACCCGGTCGAGGGATCCGGTGAGAATGCGCTTTACAAGTGCTGGAAAGATTACATGTGCGGCAACCGCGAATACCACGAAACCCCGGTTTATATCGGCTGGGTAGACGGGAAAGAGATCTGTGCAATCACGGATTACAAGTTCGCTCTTTCCCGCTGGCAAAGTCACATGGAAGACAGAGAAGCCCGAAAAGTTGGAGGCAACAACGAAATGCACAACCTGAGTATAGACCTTGAAACCTTCTCAAGCATCCCGATTACCAGCGCGGGGGCCTACCGCTATGTTGACAGTCCTGATTTTGAGATCCTTTTGTTTGCCTACTCCGTAGACAATGACCCGGTGAAGGTTATTGACTTTGCATCCGGTGAGGCGATCCCGCTGTGGCTGGAAAGTGCGCTACACGACCCGAATTACATCAAGAGGGCCTACAATGCTCCGTTTGAAATCGCGTGTCTGAGCAAGGTTTACGGCCCGATGGATCCGGCACAATGGCGTGACACAATGTTGCATGGCCTGTATGCCGGTTATACGGCGGGCCTTGATGCAACCGGCAGGGCGCTTGGATTACCGGAAGACAAGCAGAAGTTGAATACCGGCAAAGCTCTTATCCGTTACTTCTGTATCCCCTGCAAGCCAACGAAAAGCAACGGGAACCGGACGCGGAATTATCCGCAACACGACCCGGAAAAGTGGGAGCTTTTCAAGCAGTATAACGCGCAGGACGTTGTTACCGAGAAAGAGATTGCAAAGCGGCTGGCGGCTTTCCCTGTCCCTGATTTCGTGCAGAAACAATGGGAAACGGATCTGAAAATCAATTCACGCGGCGTGGCTGTCGATATGGAATTCACGCACGGCGCGCTGGATATCGGCAAAGTTGTTACTGACGACCTGATGAATGAGGCTATCCGCATTTCCGGGCTGGAAAACCCGAACAGCGTAGCACAGCTTACCGGCTGGCTGAATGAGGAAACCGACGATACCGTTTCTGTGGACAACCTGAGAAAAGAGACGGTGAGCGATCTTCTGGCGCAGGGCGGTCATAGTGAAGCCGTCCAGCGGATGCTTGAGATCCGGCAAGAGCTGGGGAAGACAAGCACGAAGAAGTACAACGCTATTGAAACCTGTGTCTGTGACGACGGGCGCGTGAGAGGGCTGCTACAGTTCTACGGCGCGAACAGGACAGGCAGGTGGGCCGGGAGGCTGGTACAGGTACAGAATTTGCCCCGAACCTATATAGGGCATCTGGAAACCGCGCGCGCCTACGTAAAGAACCGGCAGAAAGATCACTTGCGGTTTGTCTATGGGAACGTGTCGGACACCCTGTCGCAACTGATCCGAACGGCGTTCATAGCTACACCGGGCAACGTGTTAATCGACGCGGATTTCTCCGCAATCGAAGCCCGCGTGATTGCGTGGCTGTCCGGTGAACAGTGGGTGCTTGATGCATTCCGGGCGGGAAAAGATATCTATTGCGAAACGGCAAGTCAGATGTTCGGCGTCCCGGTCGTCAAAAACGGCGTGAACGCGCATTTACGGCAGCGTGGAAAGGTGGCTGTGCTTGCCTGTGGCTATCAGGGCGGCGTCGGTGCTATGCGGCGTATGGATGTGGGGCATCTGCTGGATGAAGCGTCCGACGATGAAGTACAGGGCCTTGTAAACGATTGGAGGAACGCGAACCCGCACACGGTCAATCTGTGGTACGACGTGGAAAACGCGGCGCTGGAAGTCATTATGGGCGGCGGCAAGCGGCAGGTTAGAAGCCTGACCATTGCCCGCGAATATGACATTATGCAGGGAACCCCGGTTATGTCAATCCTGCTGCCGTCCGGTCGAAAGCTCTATTACATCAATCCCCAAATCGCGCAAAACCGTTGGGGCGCTCCGTCTATCAGCTATTACGGCGTGGATCAGACAAGCAAAAAGTGGAAACCGATAGAGACATACGGCGGGAAGCTGGTAGAAAACTGTGTACAGGCTATCGCGCGTGACTGTCTGGCAGAGGCAATAGAACATCTGGAAGCGGCAGGATTTCCGATTGTCTTTCACGTTCACGACGAAGTGGTTATTGATATCGCTCCGTTTGCTGACGAAAAGACGATGCTGAATAAGGTGAAAGAGATCATGGCCGCGCCTATCCCGTGGGCGCAGGAATTACCCCTGAATGCTGACGGATGGGTAGGAACATTCTTCAAGAAAGACTGAGAACCGAAAAACGAAAGGGAGGCGCTACACAATGGAAAAACCGATTCAGGCATTGGCAGATCCTATCTGCTATTCCCGCAAAATCCGCGAACCCCGTTTCACTCCACCGAAAGTGCGGCTGTCACTGACGAAGATCCTGAGAAGCAATTTCATAAAGCGCAACGGCGTTCTGATTATCGCTCTTATCGTCCTGCTGGCCGATACCGGAATCACGGCAGGTGTAACCCGGAAGAATGTCACGGAAGAGCTGACGGCGCAGTATGACGCTGAATATGAGGCCAAAATTGAGGCTTTTCAGCAAGAGTGGATGCGGGATCACTTTATCACGGGCGAAGATTCTTTGAATCTGGCAATGGATCAGGAAGCAGACGAAATAGCCCGTGCAATCGGACAGATGAAGACAAAGCGCATGAAACTGTCCATGACGTGGAACATTCTTGTCCGCGTGGACAACCCCGCCTATCCAAACAACGTCCGGGATGTTGTCAATCAGCCGCAACAGTGGATGTTCTATAACAAGGACAATCCTATCAGGGAAGACGATAAGCAGCTTGTCCTTGAACAGCTCAAGTTGTGGCATGACAAACGCTACCCCGCTGGACTGACTTCAGCCTTTATCTACGGTGAATGGTCGGACAACGATTATGTTCTCCGTGATTCATGGGAAAAGAACAGTCATACAAACTATTGGAGATTTCCAGAATAACGAAAAGGAGGCAACCCAACAATGAGTAGTGCAGCAAACCACAGGAAGAGAAGTCACAGATCCGAAATGAGAAAGAGCGGCGTTTATAACACGTCTGCGCGCAGGGCGCTTTACCGTGAGGCGCGCGAACAGCGGAACCGGAATATCTTTGGCCGGATCTGGTCACACTTCAGAAACAACCGGCGACAGAGTGCCGCCACAAACAGAGTTAAGGAGGCAACACCGTGAACATTATCAAACCGTCTGTAGAATTCATTACCCCCGTCAACGGCGCTGTCATTCTCTCCCGCATTGAAGAATGCGGGAGGGTATGCTACAAGTCCGAAGACAAGATCAAAGAGGGAAGCGCCGAAACCTTCTGCCGTGGCCTTATCAAGCGCGGGCATGAAGCAGTCCTTGAGCATTGCGGTTTTACCGTCAAATTCATTTGCGACCGTGGCGTGTCACATGAGATCGTCCGTCACCGTATCGCGTCCTACTGTCAGGAATCCACCCGGTATTGCAATTACAGCAAAGGACAGTTCAACGGTGAGATTACCGTGATTGAGCCGTGCTATCTGGATCCGCGCACGGAAGCGTGGGCGTCGTGGTATGCGGCTTGCGCAACCGCTGAGACGTGCTATTTTAACATGCTCAATTTCGGATGCACCCCGCAGGAGGCCCGCGCGGTACTGCCGAACAGCCTCAAGACCGAGGTAGTTATGACCGCGAATATCCGGGAATGGCGTCATTTCCTGAAGCTCCGTTGTTCCGCTGCCGCACACCCGCAGATCCGCGAAGTTGCTACACAACTGCTGAAGATGTGCAAAGAGCAGATCCCGGTTTTGTTCGATGATATTGAGGCGGCAGTATGAACAGGATCAGATTTGTTTTAAAGAGTGGTCGGCAGCTCTTTTTCAACTGCGAAGAGGCAACGATTAAGACCATGAATAACACGCTGACCGGCTACAGCCTCAAGGGGATTGGCGGGAGCAGACCGCTTTTCATATGCATGGAAGAGATTGCGGCTATCATTGACGACGGGGAACCGGAGGACGCGGAAGATGATGCTTAAGACTGTCATTATTCCGGCTATCCTGATTCTTTGCAGCCTGTTTATGCTGCTTATGACGCTTGCCGAAAGGGAACACCCAAACAAGGTGCTGTACGGCTGTATTGCGTCGTTTCTGTTCGTCCTGCTGCTGGGAAGCACAAGACTGTAAGGGAGGCATGAAACATGCAGGAACGTGAGAGAAGACCGACAAACATTTTGACCGCATCCGATGGACTGAGACAGCTTATTTTGGATAACCCCGGCGTCCCGCTTCTGGTATTCGCTGGGGACGATGCTAACAGCGGGGACTATACCTATGTAAGCTGTAGCGGATGCCGTGCGTCGCTTGACGAATTCCTTGATTGTATGCAAGAAATCAAAGACGACCACGTTTACTGTGACAGGATTGAGTTTGAAGAGGATCTTGCCGATGCTCTTTATGATGAAATGGGCGACGATTGGCAAGGCACGGACGCTGAATGGGACGCTTTCGTTGAAAGTCGCGTGAAAGAGTATGACCCGTATTGGCGCAAGTGCATTATCCTCTACGTCGATAACTGAGCGTAGGAGGACAGGTATTATGACAAGACCTGAAATACTGGATGCCGCGAAAAAGTGCGTCTGTGGACAGCGTGAGACGGATTACGGCAGTCCAGAACGCAACTTTGAGCGGATTGCGGATCTGTGGAACGCTTATTTTGGAGCCGAAACCGTGGACGCCGTAGACGTGGCAATGCTTTTGGCCCTGCTGAAAGTGGCCCGGATCAAGACCGGCAAGGGAACCGGGGACAGCTTTGTGGATCTGGCCGGGTACGCTGCTTGCGGCGGCGAGATAGCTACACAAAACGCGGAGGCCGCAGCGGATCCGCAGCCGGAATTTGTGAAAGCGCGGCAATGCTCAAAATGCGGTGAAGTTATCCCGGACAATACGGGATATTATGCGAAAGACGGCGCGGACGGTGAAGTTCTCTGCCTGTCCTGCCTGACAAAGCAGCGTAAAGAAGCCCGTGAAAACCGCGACGTACTGGAAAGCTGCTTTGGATAAACGGATCTGAATAATGGATAGAGCGGGTTTAACCCCGCTTTATCCATCAATAACAGCAAGGAGATACGACTATGGTTTATGTTACTGACCATGCCGTAAAGAGAGCGAAAGAAAGACTTGGCTTGCCGAAAGGAGTAACCAGTAAAAACGCGGAAAGAGCGTTATACAACGGAATAAGGCACGGTGAGACAAGCGGATCTTTGCGGCGATATCTGGACGGGCTGTATCTGAAAAGGGAGACAGCAAACAATATCCGAATCTACTGCAATAACGTCTATATATTTCACAATGAAATGCTGATAACTGTTTTCCCGCTGCCGCAGGAATTCAGAAAGACCGTTGAAAGACTGAAGAAAGGGAGGAAAGAGCGTGATTGACAGACAATATGGACTGTATACCGTGGCCTGTGACGTTTGCGGGAAGCAGCTTGACGGAGAGTATGACAGCTTTGGCGACGCTGTGGACGGCTTAAAGGCGAACGGCTGGAAGAGCATCAACAATTGCGGCATGTGGGAAAACTTCTGCCCGGATTGTGTTAGAAACGTGATATTTAACCCCGGCGCGTCAGAATTCGCCGGACTGAAATAGGAGGAAATCAGAATGTATAAAATCATTGCCGTTGACTTTGACGGTACGCTTTGTGAAAACGCTTGGCCGGGGATCGGGGAGCCGAAACAGGCTACCATAAATTACATTCGGGAGCAGGAGAAGCAGGGCGCAAAACTGATACTGTGGACAAACAGAACCGGCGACAAGCTGGAAGAGGCGCTTGCATGGTGTGAGGATCACGGCATTCTTTTCCACGCGGTAAACGAAAACCTGCCTGAAGTTGTGGAAATGTTCGGCGGCGACTGCCGGAAGGTATTTGCCAACGAATACATTGACGACAGGGCTATCCCAATGCCCGGTGAGACGGTGGATCTGCTTTCCGAAATGTCCCGGTCGGTCTACTGCATCCGGGAGCATCTGGACAAATCCGAAATACTGGCGCAGCTTGCGGAAGAGTGCGCAGAGCTGACACAGGCCGCTTTGAAGTATCGGCGGGCGCTGGACGGGAATAACCCTACACCGGTGGGAGAGCAAAAAGCGGTGATGCATCTGATTGAGGAAATCGCTGACGTGGATCTGTGCGTTTCCCTTCTGACGACCCCGGAGGATGATCAGCAGAAGCTTATGATTGAGAGAGCGAAGCTGTTACGGTGGGAAGAAAGACTACGAAACAATGACTGAAAATTTACAGTCAAAAGTTCTTGACAGTCAAGAGCTTTTGACTTATAATCGAAATAATCAGTCAAAAGAAATTGACCGCGCCCGCACGGATCGGGCGCGGCGGGAGGCTACGACCCATGACATTGAACAATGACCGACAACTAAACGTTGTCGTCGGCAACAGCCGAAAAGCTACCGTCTGGAATCCCTTAATCCTGACGGTATCTGAGCTTTATTCCCGTCTGGAAACCCCCATGAGAGGCACAGAAACGCTCACGCAATATCTCGCAATGTCCAAAGCGGATCAGGACAACCTGAAAGATATCGGCGGCTTTGTGGGCGGCAGACTGAGCGCCCCGCGACGCAAGGCCGACAACGTGGTAGACCGCTGTATCGTCACGCTGGACTTTGATACCATCCCGCCGTTTGGGACGGAGAAGGTATTAAACGTTCTGGACGCTGCCGGGTACGGCTATTGTGTCTACAGTACGCGCAAGCACAGGCCGGAAGCGCCCCGCCTGAGAATCGTAATCGTCGCTGACAGGGATATGACCCCGGACGAATACGACGCGGTAAGCCGCAAGCTGGCTGCTGATATCGGTATTTCAATGGCTGACCCGACCACGTTTGAAGCTCACCGGTTAATGTATTGGCCGTCCTGCTGTGCCGACAGCGAATATGTTTTCCGGTATCAGGATCGTCCGTTTGTCAGCGTGGACGCGGTGCTGGGGAGCTACACAAACTGGCACGACTGGAATGAGCGACCGCAGGTTCCGGGCGCAAACAATTATCAGAAATTGGCCGTCCGACAGGGCGACCCGGAGGCAAAAACCGGTTTGATCGGCGCTTTCTGCCGGGTTTATGACATTTACAGTGCCATGACGGATCTGCTGCCGGGGATCTATGAGCCGGTGGACAACGACCCGAACCGGTACACGTATCTGAACGGCAGTACGACAGGCGGCGCAATCGTCTACGACAACGGCAAGTTCCTGTATTCGCATCACGCTACCGACCCGTGCGGCGGGAAGCTGGTAAACGCGGCAGATATGGTGCGGCTGCATAAATTCGGCCACATGGACGCGGACGCGGCGCTGGATACCCCGGTGAATAAGCTGCCGTCCTACAAGGCTTTTCTGGAATTCGCAACCGCTGACCCGAAAGTTTCCACGCTGATTATCAAGGAACGGTATGAGAAGGGACAGCAGGAATTCGCCGGACTGATGCAGAGTGCGGCAGCAGGAGCCGGAAACCCCGCTACACCGGCGATAACGGGAACGGCGACAGGAACAGACGACGGATCCGGCGCGGATCCTGACGCTTGGATGTTGCTACTTCAAACGTCACAGACCGGACAGATCAAGCCCACGATTGATAACATTCGTATCATTCTGGACAACGACCCCCTTCTGAAAAGCAAGTTCGCCTTGAACAAGTTCGCCGGACGCGGTGAAGTCTTGGGGCCGCTGCCGTGGGAAGTGAACGGCAAGCGGCGGCTTTGGAGCGACACGGACACGAACGGTTTGTACTGGTATCTGGAAAAGCGCTACGATATCACGAAGCGCGGGAACATCGACGCGGCGCTTGATATCCACGCATCAACCCACGCGTTTAACGAAGTGCAGGACTATATTGACAAGCTGGTTTGGGATGGAACCCCCCGCCTTGATACCGTCTTTATCGACTACTTGGGCGCGGAAGACTGTGAATACAACCGGGCGGTTTGCCGTAAAAGTTTTACGGCAGCAATCGCAAGGGCAATGGAACCCGGCTGCAAGTACGACAACATGCTCATTCTTTGCGGGCGGCAGGGCATCGGAAAATCTACCCTGCTGGATAAAATGTCCCGTGGCTGGTTTAACGACAGCATACGGACGTTTGAGGGCAAGGAAGCCTCTGAGCTTTTGCAGGGCGTCTGGCTTGTGGAAGTGGCCGAGCTGGACGCATTCAGGCGCACGGACGTTGCCCGGATCAAGCAGTTTCTTTCCTTGCGCGCTGACCGTTACCGGGCGGCATATGGCCGGAACGTCAAGGAAACCCCCCGCTGCTGTGCGTTCTTTGGGACGTGCAACGTGATGGATTTTTTGCAGGATATGACCGGAAACCGGCGCTTTTGGCCCGTGGACGTGGGCGTAAATATTGAGAACGGGGAGGAACATACGCACAGACCGAACGTATGGCAAGACCTGACGGACGACGTTATAGCGCAGATCTGGGCCGAGGCAAAGGCCCGCTGGCTGACCGGCGAACAGCTTTATTTGTCCGGTGAAGTGGAAAAAGTAGCACAGGAAAAGCAGGAATTACACCGTGAAGCAAGCCCGAAAGAAGGTATGATAGCGGATTTCATATCACGCGAGATCCCGACCGACTGGCAGAAATGGACGCTGGATCGGCGGCGCGACTGGTGGGCGCAAGCTACACACGGGGATGTGGAGACAGAGAAGCGCGACCGGATCACGGCTATTGAAGTTTGGTGTGAGCTTTTCGGGAAGAATCAGGCCGACTTGAAACCGTTGGACGCGCGGGAGATCAATGCGATCCTTGCGAAAATGCGCGGTGTCGAACGTTCAAACTCAAGTATCCGGTGCGGCCCGTATGGTATCCAGCGCGGTTTTTATGTCAAATAGTTTTGTCTACAAAACTTGTCAACAAAGTTGTAACAGTGCCATTTTTTCTGTTGACATTGTTGACAAGGTTTGTAACTTTGTAACAGCTTGTCAACAAAACGTGTTGACGCGAAAACCCCCGTAATTATTGGGCTTTTCCTTATTTGTCTACAATGTAACAGTTATTTCTATAAAGCAGTAAAAATAGGTATATAGGGCGTATACGTAACACCTAAAACGCCTGTGGCGTATGCATATAACACGCGCGCGCATGTATGTTGACAAAAATCAAATTTTGGGAGGAAAAAACAATGGACGAGAAGACTTGTGAAGAGATCATGGAAGCAGCTTGCGAATGCTGCCACTGGCCGTTTGTTGTGAAGTCACAAGACGAGCTTGACAGACGGTGCGAGGATTGCCCCGTGGAAGCGGTGCTTGACGGATTGACGGAAGGGAATCACGGAGACGCTTTAGTGCGGATAGACAACCTGTTCGTGAATTTCAACTTTCCCCCGATTATCAAGGCCGACGATGGAGGGCAGACGAAATGAAAGCAAAGGAATACTTTGAGAAGTACGAAGCCGGATTGACGGACGGCAACGAGGAAACCAGCAACAAAGTGATTGCGGATTTCCTGACTGAGCTTGTGCAGGAGATCGAAACAATCAAGAAGGTTAGACATGTCCAGTATGACCGGGGATTCCTGCCGATTCTGAAAGAGCAGAACGACAAGTACAAAGCTGTCGTCCGCATGTTCGTGAAAAAGTATGGCGCGTCCCCGATTAAACCGGAAGGGTTTGAAATGATTCTGGAAAAGAATTTTCCGGGAATGGACGTGGTGGGGAAGATGAAAAACCCCCGCGCCCCGGCCCGAAAAGTTGACACGCATACGCGCGAGGCCGGGGATGCTTGAGCGCGAGGTTGAAAAACGACTGCTTAAACCCGTGCGTGAGCTGGGCGGTTTGTGCCTGAAATTCGTAACCCCCGGCTATACCGGTGTCCCTGACCGGATCATTCTGTTACCCGGTGGCCGTATCCTTTTTGTCGAGACGAAACAACCCGGCAAAAGGGAACGGCCCCGGCAGGAATATGTACAGACCCGATTGCGGCGGCTTGGCTTTACCGTCTACAGTACGGTGGACAGTGCTGAGAAGGTAGCCGCGATTGTGGAAGAGTGCAGGAGGCTTGTATATGGCAAGGAAGTATAACCCCTATCCCTATCAGACGTATGCACAGGAGGCAATCATAGAACATCCGGCAATCGGTTTGTTTCTGGATATGGGGCTTGGCAAGACGGTTATAACTCTGACCGCGCTGCAAGATCTGAAGTTTAACCGGTGGGCGGTCAATAAAGTCCTGATTATCGCCCCGAAGAAAGTAGCGGAAGACACTTGGCAGGTAGAAGCGAAAAAGTGGGATCATTTGCAGCGTCTCCGCGTCGTCGGCGTTCTCGGCTGTGTAGCTCAACGGGAACGCGCGCTTGCCACGGCAGCAGACGTTTACGTGATCAACCGGGAAAATACGCAATGGCTTGTGGAGTATTGCGGCAGGGATTGGCCGTTTGATACCGTGGTGCTGGATGAAAGCAGTTCATTCAAAAACCATCAAGCAAAACGTTTCCGGGCGCTGAAGACGGTGCGGCCCCGGATCAACCGGATAATTGAGCTGACCGGAACCCCGAACCCGCACGGCTTAATGGATCTTTGGGCGCAACTCTATCTTCTGGACGGCGGGAAACGGCTTGGACGGACAATCAGCGTTTACCGGGATATGTATTTCAACCCGGACAAGCGGAACCGGACGACTATTTTCACATATGCCCCGAAAGACGGCGCGGAACAGCAGATACATAAGCAGATCAGTGATATTTGCATTTCCATGAAAGCATCTGACTATCTGGACTTGCCTGACCTGATTTATGAGGATATCCCCGTTGTACTTGACGATAAGGCCGCGAAAGCATACCGGCGTTTGGAACGGGAAGCCTTTTTGCAGGTGGATGATGAAGAGGCAATCACGGCGAACACGGCGGCAGCGCTGTCTACGAAGCTGCTACAGCTTTGCAACGGCGCCGTCTACGATGAAAACCATGAGGTAGTAGAAATCCATGACTGTAAGATTGAGGCGTTTCTTGAGGCCGTGGAACAGTTGAACGGGCAACATGCTTTGGTGTGCTACAGTTTTGTCCACGACAAGGAAAGACTTTTGAGGGCGCTTGAAAAGACCGGCTTGCGGGTGCGCGTGTACGCGGGCGCGCAGGACAAGGAAGATTGGAACGCGGGCAAGATCGACCTGCTTTTGATACATCCGGCGTCTTGCGGCTATGGCCTGAATCTTCAAGAGGGCGGGCATCATATTATCTGGTACGGCTTGACGTGGAATCTGGAAGAATATCAACAGGCAAACAAGCGTTTACACAGGCAAGGGCAGGAATGCCCCGTTATCGTCCATCACTTAATTGTGAAGGGCGGCAGGGACGAAGACGTGATAAGAAGCCTTGAAAGCAAGGACGACGTGCAGGAGAGCTTGCTACAGAGCTTGAAGGTGCGAATTAAAGAAGTAAGGGAGGGTGCGGCATGATACCAACAAGGGAAAGACTGGAAGAACGCAGACACGAAGGATACAGAATATACGGCTATTTTTATTCTTTTTGTGCCTTGAACAGTTGTTGTGAGAATTGCGACAGACTGATTAGGCTTGGCTGTGAAATAAAGCGCGGGATTGAGGAATTGCAGACAAAGCGAATTTTACGGATTTGTAAATCAGGAAAGGACGAAACGACAGAATGAAGAAACAGGAATACGGCAGTTATTACATGGTGGAGACGATACCGGCAGACGTGAAGGTGGAATGCCTGAACCCCGTCCCTGACCCCGGCCCCGTCTGGTATTGCCACAGAAAGGGCTTTCCGTATTGCCCCGTTTTCGGAAGTATCGGAACAAAGAAACAGGCTGAAGCGGTGTGCAGGACGCGCAACCCGGACGGACGGGTGCGGTATTCCTGACCCCCGGCAGCGGGAAGACGTAACGCGACAATCGACAAGCGGCAGAACACAGGCCCCCGCGAGGGCGCGCGCGTACAGGCGCGAGAAAGGACAGTCAATGACGCTGAAAGAATTGTCGCAACTCTATTATCTGACCCGTGAGATCGAAACGGATCAGAGGCGGCTTAAGGAATTGGAACAACTGGCGGGATCCCCGTCATTATCGCAACTGACCGGAATGCCCCACGCCCCGAACAGGACAGAAAGCAAGGTGGAACGGCTTGCGGCTGAGATCGTAGACCTGAAAGCAATCATAATGGCGCGGCAGATACAGTACATCCATGAGAAAGCGCGGCTTGAACGCTGGATTGACCAAATCCCCGACAGTCTGACCCGGCAGATATTTCGATATCGTTTTGCAGAGGGCATGAGCTGGGGAGACGTGGCCGTGCAGATCGGCGGCGGGAACACGGTTGACGGCGTGAAAAAGCGGTGCTATCGCTATTTGCACGACGGCACAACGGGCGACACAGACCCCGAAAAATAAAGTTGTCCCCAAATGTCCCGACGAAGTGTGATATAAGTATATCGTGGTATTGTACCGTCCGGCGTAAGGGTATTTGCCTCCGCTCTTGCACGTCCGTTGGGCGAGGAACGGACGGAGCTGAGACGGTCGGAAAGAGTATCACACAACGGGACGCGGGACAGGGAACCGCGCCCCGCCTTCTTTCTTCATGAGTTTGGGGCGCGGTGTACAGACAAGGCCGCGCCCCTATCCCTATCAACAGGAGGCAGCGAAAATGCAGGTATACCGGCAGCAGCGCAACTATGAGAACCTTAACAAGCGGATCTTTGAGGGCGTCGGAGAATATAACATCCCGGCGCTGAAAAGTGCGGTGTATGAGGTTGAAAACTGGATCAGTTTCAACTTTGCGCGCGGGTGCGACGAACCCGAACGGCACGGAATCCACTTTTTCATAGACGACTATCAGTTCATGCGGCTTTGGACGAACCCGGACGCCTATCTGGACAAGCTGGGACAGTTTCAAGCGGTGTGTACGCCTGATTTTTCCACGTATACAGACTTTCCGAAAGCAATTCAGATCTATAACCACTATCGCAAACACTGGCTTGGTGCGTATTGGCAGGAACACGGAATCAAGGTGATTCCAACAATCAGTTGGAGCGACGAAGAAAGCTTTGACTGGTGCTTTGACGGTGAGCCGGTGGGCGGTATGGTGGCCGTGTCGAGCGTGGGAACACAGGGAAGCGCGAGAGCCGCACAGCTCTTTGAGGCCGGATACAATGAAATGAAACGGCGTTTACAGCCCGCGCAGATCGTCATGTACGGAACCGTCCCCGAATGCGCGCAAAGTGACAACCTTTTGACTTTGAAATCATTTCAGAGTAAATGGCGGGAGGATTGACAGATGGGCGGCAGAGGCGGCGCAAGCGGTTTCGGTGCGATACACGGAACCCCCGAACAAAATAAGATGATGGCAAGAATGTCGAACAGGTTTGCGGTCGGTAACAAAGGGATCGGTGCGGTGAATCTGGACGGCCACGAAGTAACGGAAGCGCCGAAATTCAAAAAGAATGCTGACGGTTCGATTTCATGGGAGATCACAGGTGAACGCTATTACCCGGCTATCAAATCGGCTGTCATTGGAGTAGGAGATACAAAGGCCCGGACGGAGACGACGGTAGCAACCGGAATCATAACGACGGGCGGCGTCCTGATAAAGCAGGGCAGAACCGTAGTAAAGACCGTTCAACACTGAAGCGGTTGAACGTTGGAACGGAAGGTGTTAAACTATGGGCGGCAGAGGTGGAGCAAGCGGGTTTCCGTCTAACGCGCCGGTAGCCCCACAACCCCCGGTCGTACCGGCTGGCCCGACGAGCGCCGCCGAAACCCACGACCTGCAAGAGCTACACGACTATATGAAGACGCTGGGGATGAATGTTGACATGTCCTCCCTTGCCGGACAAACTTTTGAGAATGTCCGCGAGGCGGCGTCAGGTATCGAACAGGTGATGCAGGAATTCCCGCAAGCTGTCGGATCTTTCCGCAGATTGCGCGGTATGACCCTGAAGAAAGGTGAGCTGGCAAACGCGTCCTACAATGGCGCTATCACGCTGGCAAACTATTTCTACAGCAAGTCTACATACGGTTTGGATGCAACCTATCAGCAGACGCTATTCAATAAATTTCATCCGGCAGGAACAAAGAAGATTGATATTGCAACGCATGAATCCGGGCATATTCTGGAAACGGCGCTGATTCACAAATATCTTTCCGGCAGCACGTATGCCGACAAGCTTGCGCGCGCGAACGCGTGGAACAACTGCACAATGGCGTCAAAAGTTGTCCATGAAGCGGTAACGAACCTGAAGAAGACCCCGACAGGAAAAGGCAAGCTCACGAATGACTTTATCCGGGACGTGTCGAAGTATGCGACAAAGAACAGATCTGAGACGCTTGCCGAGTGTGTTGCCGACTATTCCCGCAACGGTGCGAACGCAAAACCCCTGTCCGTGGAAGTCTGGAAGATCCTGAAACGGGAATTGGGGTGATTGCATGGACTTCCTTGAATGGTTTTTCAGCCGCTTGGCCGATATCCCCACAATCTATTTTGTCGGTTTGTTTATCGCCCTGTTCTTAACCGTCGTGATAGTGACCGTGGCGATTGCACAGGCCGTCAAATACCATAGAGACTGCAAGAAATTCGGCAAAGAATATGCTGACCGGCTATGGAATAACGAACGGAGGTAAAAACATGCCCGCAAAGAAGACCACGAAGCAGAAACCCTTGAGCAAATCCCTGATGCCTACCGAAAAGGAACGGGCAAAGCTGAAGAAATCAGCGGAAGCCGATATGAAACGGCATGGTTTCAAATCGGTCGAAGAGCTGACAGCCTACTACGACAGCAAGCGCGGCTATTGAGCCGTAAAACAGAACACAGAAAGCCCGAACGCGGTAAAACAGGCCGCGTTCGGGCTTTTTCACGCTTAAAATTGACATTACAGAAGGATGTGATAAAATGGGAGGTCGAGGCGGTAAAAGCGGCCTGTCCGTTGGCGGCGGTTACGGCGGCTTTGGATCCTTGCAGGGCCTTATTCAGAATATCGGCGGCGGCATGAATCTGAATTACGATACCAACACGGATCCGAACAAGCGCGGCGCGTGGAATGACGACGGCAACCCGAATATTGTCAAATATCAGGGACAGGACGACGACAAGACCGCGAATTTTCTTGCCGGGACGGATAGGAACGTTGATCTTAACGACCCGCAGTACAATGACGGTTATGATTACCATGATCTGCCGTTGAACCGGCTGCTTTTGCGGACGGATGTAAAAGGACAGCCCGTGATTCTGGATGATGCGGACTTTAACGCCCTTGTCCAGCAGACCGGCGCGCAGGTGGTATACCGTGGATGGAGCAGCAAGGCGTCCGTCAATCGGTTTATGAATCAGAAATTCAATCACGTCGGTAACGGCGTTATGGGTGACGGTTATTACTTCTCTCCGAACTCCTCTACGGCTGCAAGCTTCTCTACGCACGGCTACGGCCACGGGGAGATTACAAAGATGATCCTCAACCCGGCAAAAGCCCACGCGATTGACTTAGGAACGCTGCAAACGATGATGCGACAGGCAAGCCCGAAGCTGCAAAGGTCTTTGAACAAGGCCGGTACGATGGGAAGCGGCAGAACGTATGGATCGAACAGCGGTGAAATGCAGTATGCCCTTAAGATGGGCTATAACGTCATAGTTTCGGGCGATTACGTTGTCAGCGGCACGGCTGATGCGTTTATCGTAAGCCGGAAGACCATGTAAAACTAAACGGAGGTAAGAACACATGGCGACCAGTAAGAAGTCTACCAGCAAGATCAATGAGGACGAAGCGAAAGTCAATTTCCGCTACGGACTGAGCATCATGAAACAGAACGGCGACACGGCGGGCCTTGCGAAAGCGAAAAAGGCGAACCCCGCTCTTTACGCCGATTGGGAGAAACGTCAGGCCGGAATCAAGAAGACCGGCAAGAAGTAAGCCCCCACCATATCCCCGCCGCCGACCGGCAGACCGGGAAACCGGATCCGAACGGCGGCGGGCAGAAGCTACACAAAACAGGCGCGCGCCGGATCCGGTGTGCGCCTTTTCCATGCCGCATGAAAGGTGGTGAGCGGCAAAATGGCAGGACGTAAAATGAGATTCCCTACCCCGGAATCCATGCAGGAAGCAATTGACAAATATTTTGAAGAATGCAAGGGAGAACAGGTTTTCGATAATGACGGAAACCCTCTGTTCAATCGTTTTGGTGAGCCTATTTTTATCGGCGCAAAGCCGCTGACTATCACCGGGCTTGCGCTTGCGCTTGGCCTGACTTCCCGTCAAGCCCTGTTGAACTATCAGGGACGCGGAAAGTACAAGGAAATCGTCGAGGCGGCAAAGCTGAGAATTGAAAACTACGCCGAAACGCGTCTTTACGATAAAGACGGCTGGAATGGCGCAAAATTCAATCTTCAGAATAATTTCCGTCATTGGGACGCGGAGAAAGCCGCGCAGGACGACAAGAAAGGCCCTGCAATCAACATTATCTGTGACATTCCGCGCGTGAGCGCACAGGCGCAGGACGGCGAAAACGGGATCAGTATTGACCCGCTGGCCGTCAGCGAAGCAATTAAGGAATTGAACAAGGACGGCGAAGCGAATGAGTAACGACAGCGCTGTAAAGCTGTCCGACCTGATAGCCCCGTCCTTTTACTCCGTCCATTGGGATATTCAGGACGGAAAGCATACGTATTATGACTTGTTCGGCGGTCGTGGCTCTACGAAATCCTCTTTTATCGGCTTGGAGCTGCCGCTTGGGATTATGACCGACCCGCTTGCCAACGCTATTGTCTTCCGTAAAGTAGCCTCTACGATAGGCACAAGCGTTTTTGAGCAGGTGCTATGGGGGATTGATGCTTTGGGCGTCAATGACCTGTGGAAAGCCACGACAAGCCCGTACAAGCTCACATACCGGCCTACAGGACAGGTTATCTTGTTCCGTGGGCTGGATAAAGCGAAAAAACTCAAGTCCATCAAGGTAGCGCGCGGCTATTTCAAGTATCTGTGGTTTGAAGAGCTTGACGAATTCGCGGGAGAAGAGGAAATACGAAGCGTACAGCAGTCCGTCATGCGTGGCGGCACAAAGTTTGTCGTTTTCAAGTCCTTTAACCCCCCGATAAGCCGCATGAATTGGGCGAATCAGTACGTTTTGACGCCCCGGCGCGCTGCCTTGCGGCACATGAGCTGCTATACCGACGTTCCCCCGGAATGGTTAGGTGAACAGTTTTTTGACGACGCGGAAGCGCTGAGAGAAACGAACCTGAGAGCCTATACGCATGAATATTTGGGGATCCCCGTTGGTACGGGCGGCGAAGTTTTTGACAATCTGGAAATCCGGCAGATCAGCGACAGCGAAAAATCCACGTTTGACAACATCTACATGGGTATAGACTGGGGCTGGTATCCTGACCCGTTCCATTGGTCGAAAATGCATTATGACAGCGCCCGGAAAACGCTGTACATCTACGACGAATACCGGGCGAATAAACAAAGTAATGCCGAAACGTGGAACAACCTTGTCATGCAGAAGGGCGTCACAGGGACAGACCTTATCACGGCAGACAGCGCGGAGCCGAAAAGCGTAGGAGACTACCGCGATTACGGTTCAATGTGCAGAGGCGCGATAAAAGGCCCCGACAGTGTGCGGTACGGTATCAAGTGGCTGCAATCCCTGAAAGCGATTGTGATAGATCCTATCCGCTGCCCTGAGACGGCGCGAGAATTCCAGAACTACGAATATGAGCGGACGGACGACGGCGATATTATCAGCGGTTATCCCGACAAAGATAACCACTCTATCGACAGTGTGCGGTACGCTATGGAAAGAGTTTGGAGACGCAAAGGACAATGATTTTGACTATTCTTGGCACAGAATATGAGGTTATCAAAAAGAAGTTTGATGAAGACCCGTATTTTGATAAACGGAGTTATGACGGTTACTGTGACAGCATAGAACACAGGATCGTCTATTGCGATATGACAACCTACCGGGGATGGGAAAACGAACCGGAAACCCGTGCCGCAATTGCTGAAAAGGCAACCTTGCGGCATGAGATTGTCCACGCCTTTTTCAATGAGAGCGGATTGCAGGAAAGCACGTCCCTCTTTGAAGAGGGATGGGCGAAAAACGAAGAAATGATTGACTGGATTGCCATTCAAGGCCCAAAAATCTATAAGGCTTGGGAAGAAGCCGGAGCCGTGTAACGTGTTGTTTTCCTCTTTACGGTGTGTTATAATCCGTCTATCAATGTGACGGAGGTACACGTATGAGAAAGTCTATCATTCTTTTTGTTGTTCTGGCAGTCCTTTTCTTTTTAACGGCTTGTGAAACGGAAACAGTAACGCCGGATTATACGGATGCCGCATCGTTTGAAAAAGCGTTAAACAGTGGCGCAGATTTGACCGGGAAGATCGTACAATTCAAAGTTGAAGAGATTGTCCCAAATTCTATGTTTGGTTACAACCTGCAAGCCGGTGAACATCTGAATTTCTGTTCTACAAAAAATCCGGGTGTGTCCGTTGGTGACACAGTGACCGTAAAAGTCAAAGACGTTTCAAGTATGTTAGGATCGTATATAATCAGCTATACAATGAAATAAAGCAAAAGGGTGTCGCAAAACGTGACACCCTTTCTTATACCCCTGTAAAGGTGGTGAAAAACGCTTGTTTACGAGACTCTTACAATGGATAAAGGGGGTGTGGCGAAAATTGGTTCCGTATAGAGCTATAGAATCGGTGGAACAGGTAGAAACCCCGATTTCAACCGATATGGCAAATGCTCTGGACGACTGGTATAACATGTATATCAATAAACCGGAATGGTTATCGGAAACTGTACAGTCCATGAACCTTCCGGCTTTTATTTCGTCTGAGCTGGCCCGTCAGATCGTCCTTGAAATGAAGTGGAATATCACCGGCAAGAATGAAGCCGGAGAAACACAGACCGAAGACGGCGGGGAAATCACAAATCCCCGTTCTGAATATCTCAAGGCAGAGTTTGAGAAGTGTATCAACATCTTGCGGCAGAAGCTTGAACAAGGCTGCGCGGCAGGTGGTATGACCGTCAAGCCCTACCCGAAAGACGGCCACATTTTCTTTGACTGGACGATGGATTGGAGCCTTTACCCTGTCGCGTTTGACGACGACGGGAACATGGCCGACGTTATTTTCCGGGATACCTATACAGAGGGCAAAACCATTTACACCCGCTTGGAGCGGCACACGGTTGACGGCGATAACGTTAAAATCTCACAGAGAGCTTTCAAAAGTACCGTAAAAGATACAATCGGAACGGAAATCCCGCTTACCGACGTGCCGTTTTGGTCACAGTTGGAGCCGGAAGTTACCGTAACCGATACGGGCGGGCAGATGTTCGGATGGTTTAAAGTTGCCGCCGCGAACAGCGTAGACGTAGACAGTCCTATGGGCGCGTCCTGCTACTGCAAGGCCCGTGATACCATAAAACAGGCAGATATGCAGTATTCCCGTCTGTTATGGGAGTATGAAGGTTCTGAGCTGGCAATTGACGTGGATCCGACCGTTCTGAGGCCCAAAAAGACTGAGGGCGGCGGGCTGGAAATGCCGAAACTGAATGAAAGGCTTTTCCGCGCGGTTGACGTTGAACAGCGCGACCACGACTTGTACAATGTCTTTTCCCCGGTTATCCGTGATGGGGCTTTAATAAATGGCCTGAATCAGCTTCTTATGCGGATTGAGGATCAATGCGGCCTGTCACGCGGTACGCTTTCCGACGCGAACACGGAAGCCCGGACAGCGACAGAGCTGCGGATTATCAAGCAGCGGTCTTATGCGACCGTTGCGGACAATCAGAAAGCCCTTGAACACTGTCTGAAAGAAGTTATTCGGGCTATGAATGTCTACGCGGATCTTTACGACCTTGCGCCGGACGGGGAATATGAAGTATCTTTTGAGTGGGACGACAGCATTATCACTGATACAGAACAGCAGGTGCAGGAACGTATGATGCTCCTGAATGCCGGTCTTATCAGCAAGGCAGAATTCCGTGAATGGTACTTCAACGAAACCCCGGATCAGGCACAAGCCGCGATTGACGCTATTACGGACGAAGACGTGAAAGCGCAGACTGCCGGAATGAATGCCCTGCTGCCGACTAACCCGCCTAACGATGGGACGAACCCCCCGGACGAAGAGGAAGAAGAGGAAGAGGACGAAAACGAGCCACCGGGAGGCCCCACAAAATAAGGGAGGCAGGCTTAAATGTTGACAGAAAAAGAGCTTGAGGCCGCGATTAACAGGATTTTAGGCCGTATTGATGAAGTAAATCGGCGGTACATCAAGAAAATTGCGGCCCAGCTCTTAAAAATCGGGGAGCTGAATGCGTCGAGCATTAACCGTCTTATCGTTATGACGGATATGAACGCGGATATCAAGGAAATCACGCGGGATCTGGCCCATGCTACCGCCCTGAATGTCCGGGACGTGTATCAGATCTATTTTGCGGCGCTTCAGGATAGCTACACAGATCCGCGTTTCGCGGCAGCACTGAAGAGCAAACCGCTGACCCCGACACAGAATGAAAGACTTACATGGATGGCCCGAAATGTTGCGACGCAAACCGCACAATCCATGATCAATCTGTCAAACACTACGGCAATCCGTCAACCGTACAAGGATGCTTTAGACAAGGTTATCACCGCTACGGCTATGGGCCTGACAAGCTACAATGAAGCTGCCCGTGACATTATCCGGGAATTCGGATCCAACGGCCTGAAGGTGCAGTACGAAAGCGGCTATCAGAGGCGGCTTGACAGCGCTGTACGGCAGAACATCATTGACGGAGTGAATCAGATAAACCAAAACGCGTCCCTTGCAATGGGTGAAATGTTAGGGTATGACGCTGTAGAAATATCAGCACATGCAAACAGCGCGCCGGATCACGAACCGGTGCAGGGCCGCGTTTTTCTTCTCAAGGAATTTGAGAAGATGCAAAACGGTGAAGACTTTGAGGATGTAGACGGAAACCGCTATTCCGGTTTTCGTCGGCCTATCGGTGAATGGAACTGTATGCATATCGCTATGAGCTTTTCAACGGAGCATTCCATACGGCGGTATGACGACGCCACGCTGAAAAAGTGGCAGCAGGACAACGCGAAAGGCTGTACAATCAACGGCAAGCATTATTCGTTGTATCAGGCCCGTCAGCTTATGCGGCAGCTTGAAACAAAAGTCAGACAGCAGAAAGACGCCGCAAATGCCGCCCGTGAGAACGGAAACGATATGGAAGAGCGGCGCGTCTGTCAGAAAAGAATAAACGCCCTCACCAAACAATATTATGCGGCAGCAAAGGCGTCGGGACTGTCCCCGCGCAGCGACCGCCTGTCGGTTGAAGGTTTCCGCATGGTGAAAGTTTAAGGCAAAGGGAGTGTAATTACATCCCCTGACCCTACCGGCCCGTTTTGGGGCTTTTTTGAGCGTTCTACGGCAATCAGCCGCAGGGCGCTTTTATTATCCAGTATTAAAGGCACTCAGCTTTTAATATAAATATTACCCCCTACGATATGGGGCTTAAACTGTCGTCGGCACAGCACTCAGTTGTACCGGATTGGAGGAACTTATGAAACTCAGCGAAATCTTATCCCCGGAGCTGTACGCACAGGTACAGGCAGAAATCGACAAGGTAAACGCTGGACAGGCAGACAAGACAAAGCATGTTCGCTTTGCGGATCTGTCGGAAGGTGGTTACGTCTCTGTCGAGAAATTCAATGCACAGGTGAACGGCCTTTCGGCACAGGTTAAAGACCTGCAAGGGCAGATCAATCAGCGCGATACGGATATTACCGGATTGCAGGAAAAGCTTACGGCGGCTTCCGCTGACGCTTCCAAGCTGGTTGAAATCCAGACGCAGCTTACCGGCCTACAGGCCAAATACACCAAGGATCAAAAGGATTGGGAAACCAAAGCCGCGAAACAGCGCAAGGAATTCATGATCAGAGAAAAGGCAAACGGCCTGAAGTTTACTTCTGCTGCCGCAAAGCGTGATTTTCTCGGACAGGCAACCGGCAAGGACTTTCAGGTTGACGGTGAAACCCTGATGGGTTATGAAGACTTCTACGCTAAGTACAAGGCCGAAAATCCCGGCGCGTTTGTGGAAGAGAAACCCGCAGACCCGCCCCCGGCAGATCCTCCCGCGCCTAAACCGAACATCGTTTTGCCGGGAACCTCCGGCGCTCCCACAGGGTCGGGTAAATCCCTTGCCGAAATGATGAAAGCGAAAAACGCGAACCCGGATATGATTGTGAGTTTCACGAAGTAACTCCGTATAGGAAGCTCATATAATTATCAAAATTTGAAAGGAGTTATAACCAATGAGCCTTTTTGATGCAAAAAACTTCAACGGTGAAGTATTCCAGAAGTACCTTGAAACCATTCCGAACACCAAGCGGAATGAGCTGATCAAGTCCCGCGCTATCCGGCAGCGCCCGGATCTGGCACAGGCTATGGCTGATCAGACCGGTGGTAACTACATCACTACCCCCCTGCTGGGCCTGATTTCCGGTACTGCCCCGCAGAACTACGACGGCAGCACCGACCTGACCGCCAACAACACTGACACTTACACGCATAGCCGTGTGGTCGTGGGCCGCGCCAATGCGTGGACTGAGCGTGATTTCGCCTATGATATCACCGGTGGTGTTGACTTCATGGAGAACGTCGCCCGTCAGATCAGCGAGTATTGGGACGAAGTGGATCAGGCTACTATCATCCACATCCTGAACGGCCTGTTCAAGATGAATGACGACAAGGGCCTTGAATTCGTTCAGTCTCACACTCACAACATCTGCGCCGTGCAGAACAGTGAGAACGTGACCGGCCACATGGACGGCACGACCCTCAACACCGCTATGCAGAAAGCTTGCGGCGACAACAAGAGCAAGTTCAGCCTTGCCCTGATGCACTCCGTCGTTGCCACGAATCTTGAAAACCTCAAGATCCTTGTGTACTTCAAGTATAACGACGACAACGGCATGGAGCGTGACGCCGCCATTGCTACCCTGAATGGCCGTCTGGTTCTCATTGACGACGGTATGCCGACCGCCGAAACCACGACCACCGCTGAGACTTGCGGTGTGTACACCGTGACCATTTCCACCGCTCTTGCGGCTGGTGAGAAAGTCACTATTTGCGGCGTCGAGTACACCGCTCCCGAAACTCCGGGCAGCGCCACCGCACAGGCCACGTCCATTGAGACGCTTCTCAAGGCCAACACCGGTGTAACCAATGCTTACGCCATCACCCGCAACAACGCGGTTCTCACCTTCACTGAGAAGACCGGTCACGGCGGCACGGGTGCGCCCGCAGTTGACAATAGCGGTCTTACTACCGGTGTTGTCGCTTCTGCGACCACCACGGCGGGTGTTGCGAAGGTCACTCAGACCGCGTACACCACCTACGTTCTCGGTGAGGGCGCTATCGAATTCACGGATTGCGGCGCGAAAGTTCCGTATGAAATGGATCGTAACCCGGCCAAGTTCGGCGGTCAGGACACCCTGTACAGCCGTCAGCGCAAGAGTTTTGCGCCCTACGGCATCAACTTCACCAAGGATTCCATGTCCGGCCTGTCCCCCACGGACGCGGAGCTGGAAACCGGCTCTAACTGGATGCTGGTCAACAACGGTCAGTCCGGTGCAAGCAAGAAGTTCATTGACCCCAAGGCAATTGCGATTGCCCGCATCATTTCGCTGGGATAATCCCGGCAGGAAGGAGGCCGTATCATGGCCCATGCGCAGTATTTGACTTACAGTGAATATCAGAACTACGGCGGTACGGCCTCCGAAACCGACTTTACGTTGCTGGAATTTCGTGCGCGCAAGCGTATAGACCGGCAGACTTTTGACCGTGTGCAGAACATGGCGATTGTCCCGGAAGCCGTTAAACTTTGCATGATGTCTTTAATCAAGATTGACAGCAAAGCGGGTGCTGAGGCACAGGTTGACAATCCTGTTGTTACATCGTTCAACACGGACGGCTACAGCGAATCTTACGGCAAGGCTTTAGGCGTGTCGGACGCGGATGCTACAATGTCCGCGTCCGTCCGTTCTATGCTGTGGGGCGAAACCGACGACAACGGTACACCCCTGCTGTATAGGGGGCTGGATGCATGAATCTGTGCAATGAAACGATTACTGTTTTTAATGCCAAATATGACCCGCAAGCTGACAAGGATGCATATAACGGCACAGTTATCAATAACGTTTCGTGGTTTTGTGAAATCGTATCTACCGTTGACAACGGCCTAAAGGCGGCGAACAAGTTTACAATCCGTATCCCGGAAGACGCGGATTTCGGCGGGAAGACTTATGTTTCTCCGCTGGATTACGCGGACGCAAGCGACGTGAGCAGCCTGTTTACGCTGAAAAACGGGGATATTGTCGTGCGGGGATCCGTCACAGGATCCGATTTGCGCCCCGCAGACCTTCATAAATCCTATGAGGCGTTTACCGTTTTGGGGGTAACTGACAACCGGCGCGCCCCGAATGCTCCCCACTGGAAGGTGGTAGGGGCATGATCTCTATAAACGTAAAAAAGGTTTTCATGCCGACTAACACGGCGGCGTTACTTCACAAATTCAACCTTGAAAAAGGCGGGAAGGTTCAACAGGTCATTGATAAATGCGTCATTGACTATTGCCTACAGTATGCCCCGTGGGACAGTGGAACGCTTGCGAAAAGCGCTTACGGAGCTACACAGATCGGGAGCGGCAAAGTTGTCTATCCCGGCCCGTATGCCCATTACATGTACTACGGAGAAGTCTACGGCCCGAACATTCCCGTCTTTGAAGACGACAGCGGCATCCCCACACGCTTTTTCAGCCGTCCGGGGCAGAAGAAGCACCCTACGGGACGTGCGATTCAGTACAAGACAGACGTAAACCCGCTTGCGGGGTCTTTCTGGTTTGAGCGCATGAAAGCCGACCGGATGAAGGATATCTTGCAGGAGGCCAAAAATGCCGCAGGAATTAAGTAATGCGGAACATCTGCGCAACTGGTTTCGGACGTGTCCGGCACTTGCGGAGGGAAACCGCTTCCGCGTGGATTATCTCGCGGAGAATCCTACGGAATACGCACTTTATGCGGTTCCATCACAGATTAACTACCGGGAAAACGTGTTAGGTGAAGAAATTCCGGCATCTATCCAAACAATCAACTACATTTTTGCCAGTAAGGAAAGCTACGGGGCTGACGTTGAACAGAACCTTGCCAACTTAGGCTTTTATGATGAAGTTGTGGAGTGGATCATAGAACAGAATGCTTTGCGTAACTTCCCCCAAATCAATGAGGGCCGTGTAAAGTCCATTGTTCCGACTTTGACCGCGTATCCCGCACAGATCGGTAGTGACGCGGCAAAGTACCAAATTCAATTGCGAATGACTTATAAAAGGAATTCGTAGTTATAAATGGGGGGGGAAGATCATATGATCAGGCTGGAAAATGATCTGCTTTATCTCTCCTTTGGCACGATCATACAGGGTGAATTACAGTTAGTTGATACGGTCAATACTGAAATCGTATTGACAGAGACAGGTTCACTTGAATTCTTTGAAAGGAGTATTAGAAGTATGAAACTTGACAGAAACAGAGGGATGTTCTTTGCGGGGTTCGCAAGTGGAACGGGTACAGCTCCCACCAACGTTCAGTGGGAAGTGCTGGGCCGTGATAACGACGATCTGAGCAAAGACCTGAATCCTGATACCGAAACGAGCAAGAACGTTCTCGGTGAAACCACATTCAAGCATTCCGGTTACGAACCGGAAGTCAGCGTGGATCCCTATTACGCTGACAGCGAATCCAACCTTTACACAAAGCTGCTTGCCGCTGCCGTGCAGGAGAAGTACGGTGACGAAGATATCAAGGGCTACTTTGTAGAGGTCGTTTTCACCACCGTCAACGCGGAAGCCGGTACAATGACCGGCACAGGCTATATGCGTGAAGCGTACATTGTCCCGCAGTCCACCGGTGGTGACACTTCCGGTCTTGGAATCCCGTTCACGGTGAATCCTGTCGGCCCCATGACCGCCGTTACGGTGGTCTATACGATGGCTACCCGTGCGGTGTCCATTACGACGGCGACCTGATCGGAACTATGAGAGCGGGAAAGCGGTACAGCCGCTTTCCCGCTTAACTGCTATATGGAGGTAAATTACAATGGCGAAGGTCATTATTGACGACGGTACTCAGCAAATCCCTATTCTCAATAAGTTTGGAAAGAAGATCTGCGATATCTACATTCGTCCTGCTGATATCGCTATTCTGGACAGATATCAGGCCCTTATGAAAGATTTTGACAGAATCGTTGAACCGCTGCAAGATCTGGACATTAACGCTGACGGCACGGCCTCTTTTGATCAGGATTGGAAAGTCCTGAAAGAAGTGGAAAAACAAGTGAAACGCAAGATTGACGAGCTTTTTGATATGGAAGAAGCCGACGCTATCTTTGCTACCCGGAATCCGTTTTCCTCTGTCGGCGGCGAATTCTTCTGCCTGAAGGTACTGAAAGCGCTGGCCGCTGTCATTACCGACGCGGTGGAACGGGAAACGAAAGCTTCTCAGAAGCGCATGTCAAAATATCTGGAGGGCGTGAAAGCTACACCCCCGGAGGTGACGGCAGATGCTGGGCTTACTTCCGACGAGCCTGACAATTCATGATAAAGAATACGAAATCAATACTGATTATCGGAATATTCTGACTATTATTTCCGCTTTTAATGACGAAGAGCTGAGAGACGAAGAAAAGATGTTCATTTGCATGGCGCGTCTCTTTGCCGACTTCTATTCCATTCCGAAAGCCGACTATCAGGAAGCCTACGAAAAAGCTGTAGAGTTTGTGGAATGTCAGATGAAGTCTGACAGGCCAAGTCCCAAGATTGTTGATTGGGACAAGGACGAACAGTTGATGTTTGCTGCCGTGAATAAGGTTGCCGGGATGGAGATAAGAGCGGAATCTTATATGCACTGGTGGACGTTTATAGGGTATTTCCAGAACATAGACCGTGATAGTCTGTGGGGATATATCCTGACTATCAGGCAGAAAAAAGCGAAAGGCAAAAAACTCGACAAAGCGGAAAATGAATTTTACCTTGCCAATAAGTCCATGATTGACGTTGGCCGGGTTACGGATAGAAAGCTTGACGCTGAAATGTACGCGGATGAATTGTTTAAAGCTTTGCTTGAAGAGCAGAGAGAAATTGAAGTAAAGGAGGGATAACGGATGGGTGAAGACGGATCCCTTGTATTTGATACGGAATTGGATCAGACAGGGTTTACAAAGGGCAGTCAAAAGCTGCTTGATGCTATCAATGATCTTATTTCTGCCGTTGAAGTATTAGGGGATAACATGATGCGGTCATTCGGTCAGGTTATTCCTCTTTTACAGTCCGTTGCGACTGCCGCAACTGCTGTCAACACCAAAATGTCAAGTTCTGCCGCAGAAGTGACCGACGCGAACGCGGAAGTTGTCACGTCTGAGGAAAAGGTTGCTGAAGCCGCCCAAGCCGCCACGAATGCTGTCAATCAGCAGAATCAGAGTGTGCAGGATTACGCGGATGCTGCAAAGACAGCTCAAGCCGGGGCCGAAACCATGTCCCAGACTTCCGGCAGCTACGACAAGGCTATGCAGCGCATTCAGAAGCAGATTGACGCAATGAAGCTCAAGCTTGCTGATTACTACAAGGCTGTTGCTGATATTCAGAAATCCACGGACGAAGATCTGGCAATGACGGATACCAGCGAACAGGCCGAAAAGGTTATGGAAATGGAAGAAATTCAGCTCCAAAACCTTAATGAAAAGTACAAGGCCAAGCTGGACACTCTGAAGAATCTGGAAGCTGAATACGCGCGTCTCGCGTCCTTACAGGCACAGGCGAATGCCTCAAACGATCCTGCCGCATGGGATTCCAAAGGAATCACGGCGCAGATTGATAAGGCGACTCAGGCTGTAGACAAGTACGAAGAGAAAGTTGCCCGGATGCAGTATTTGGGCGCGACTGACTCACAGTGGCAAGCCGTTTACTATGATATCTGGATGGCTATTTACAAGCTGGACGAATACAAGGAAACGCTTGCAAGTCTGAATGCTTCCGGGCAGATCAACGACGAAGAATATCAGAAGTTGTCTGCCGCCCTTGACGAAGCACGGACAAAAGCAACGGGACTGGCAGCAGCTACACAGGAAACGCGGAAATTCTCTGACACGCTGAAGACGGCGGCGGCATCTGCCCTGCGTCTGGTCGGGAATCTGGCAAAGGTTTCTGTAAACGGGATCCGCGCCGGGTTCAAAAAGATCAGTCATTCGGTCGGGGAGTTTATTAACAAGGCCAAAAGCGCGAAACTCTCTGCAAACGGTCTTGTAAAAGCCCTTACCAGCCTGAAAACCATGTTGATTTCCCGAATAAAGCGAATGTTTGTGTCAAATCTATTCGGGGACGTAAAAAGCAGCCTGTCGGATCTGGAACAGTATTCCAGCTCTTTCAAGGCAGCAATGACGAGTATCAAAACAGCGGCAGCGGGCGTGAAAAGCAACCTTGCCGCGACAATCGGCGGTTTGGTGGAAGCGGTAGCCCCGTACATTACGAAATTCCTCAATATGCTGTCGAAAATGATTTCCTACGTCAACGCGGCTTTCAGTTTGTTCCGGGGCAAATCTTCAGTCACAACGGCTTCTTCAGCAGCACAAAGCTACTCTGACAACATGAGTTCGGCAGCGTCCAACACCAAAAAGGCCGCTGACGCTCAGAAAGAGTTGAACCGGCAGGTTTACAGCTTTGATGAATTGAACAAGCGCAGCAAAGAGGACGAAGAAGACGACAGCGACGACGATAACCAGACACAAAGCCCGTTCACGGACAGCTCAATCGGTGACATTCTGCCCGAAGATCTGGAAAGCTGGCTGAAAGAGCTGAAAGATCTGTGGGATAACGGTGATTACTTTGATTTCGGCTCAAAGCTTGCTGAAAAGCTGAATGAAATGATGCAGATTGCCGACGACTGGATCAACAACGTGTTCCGGCCCGAAGGTGTCAAATGGGCTAAGAACATTGCTGAAGTCTTGAACGGCTTAGTTGACGGCTTTGACGCTACCCTGTTCGGAAAGCTCATAGCCGACAGCCTCAATGCTGTATTTGATATCCTTAACACGTTTCTCACGACGTTTGATTTTGAGAATTTGGGTAAAAAGATTGGTGAGACGATCACAAGTCTGTTTACCAACGTGGAATGGGATCTGATAGGTAAGACGTTTGCGAACGGCGTAAACGCGATTGTTGATACGCTACACGGACTTGTAAACGCGATTGAATGGGATACTGTCGGAAATTCTATTGCAGAATTTTTCAACAATTTCATGCTTGGGATTGATTGGAATAAGCTTGTCAAGACGGTTTCTGATGGTGTTAAAGGACTTGAAACTGCTATCCTGTCTTTTATTAACGGTGTCAAGTGGCGTGATATTGCTGATTCCCTTGCAGAGAGTTTAGATCATCTGGACGTGGCCGGGATCCTTTCAAAAGCCGGTCAGATTGTCGGGGATCTTCTCAAGCACATTCTGGAATTTGCTGCCGAATTCATCAAAAAGGTGGATTGGAGCAATCTTATGTCCGGCATTTGGGACGGCATCGTGGGGATGCTCCAAAATATTGATTGGGGCGGCTTGATTTCCGCTGCTTTTGAGCTTTTGGGCGCGGCTATAGGCGGTGCGGCTAATCTGGCGGCAACCTTGATAGCTAAAATCCTTGAGCTGCTTGTATCCGGCTTTGAAGACGCTTGGAGCTATTTCAGTGATTACATTAACCAGTGCGGCGGGAATATCGTTGAAGGTATCTTTTTAGGTATCATTAACGCCCTTGCCAACATTGGTCAGTGGATCATTGATCACATTTTCAAACCGTTTTGGGACGGTCTGTGTCACGCTTTCGGCATTGCTTCCCCGTCAACAAAAATGATGGAAATAGGCAGCTATATCATTGAAGGTTTACTTGCCGGGATTAAAGCAGCGTGGGGCGCAATTACGGAATTCTTCAGCAGCGCGCTCAGTTCGATACAGACCGCCATTTCAACGGCTTGGAACACGATTACCACAATCACATCAACCGTATGGGAGACGGTTAAAAATACTGTCGTCAACGCGTGGACGGGCATCACGACCACCGTTACGAATGTCACAACGTCAATTTCCAACACAATGTCCACGGCATGGACGACGATCAAAACGACTGCTTCAACCGCGTGGGAAGCTGTGAAAACCAACATTTCCACAAAGTTTGACGCTGTCAAAACGAACGTCAAAACTACTGCGGACAACGTGAAGAAGACGGTTACGGATTCTTGGACGGCAATCAAAACGGACGCGTCTACGAAGTGGAAAGCGATCACGGATGAAGTCAAGCGGCAGTATGACTTGCTGAAAACACCCGTGAAAACCACGACGGATAACGTGAAGAAAACGATTATTGATTCGTGGGACAAAATCAAGAGTGACGCCTATCAGAAGTGGTACAACATCAAGAGTGAAGTTACCCGTCCTATGGACGAGATTTCCTACAAGATGCAGTACGCGTGGAATCAGATCAAAAATGACGCCTCACGTACATGGGAAAGCATACGCTCTACCATCATGGACAAGTGGAACAGCCTGAAATCCGCTATCAACAGTTCGGCACAGTACGATTGGTCAAGCATTGGCTCCCGTCTGGTCGAAGGTCTGAGGAACGGCATTTCTCGCGCATGGTCAAGCCTGACTTCATGGGTCAGCAGTCTTATGAGCGGTCTTACCGGTCTGGTAAACCGTATTTTCGGCATCCATTCCCCGTCCAAAGTGTGGGCTGAAATCGGTGAATATCTGGATTTAGGTCTTGCACAGGGCATTGAAAGCACGGAGGGCAAAGTTTTAAGTACCGTTGCCAACCTTGCTGAAAATGTCGGGGATGAAATGCAGATTTCGGACGCTTCCGTGGATATGGAAACCGGCGTAAAGGGCGCTGCTGACAGTCTCAGCCGGGTTGCGGATATGCTTTCCGGTATAGCCGAAACTTTCCAAAGCATCACGACCATGCTGAATGATATAGGAGGGCTACACGTTCCGGGCTTGGTGTCTGGCTCCGTAGTTCCTTCCCGTACCGCAGTATCCGGGCTTGACGGCAGTATACTTGACGGTTCGCGCTTTGATTCGTTTGAAAGCGGTCTGGACGAACGGCTTTACGATCAGAAAGAATTGCTTGAACGGATCCTTACCGCGATTACCAGCAAGCGCGGCCTTGATGCGGAAGAGCTTGCAGACGCTATTGCGTTCTCTATGGGTAACGCTATCAGAGGATATGGAGGGGTGTAATTATGGCAATTCTCGGTTGTTTGATCATCAACGGGCATGATTATACGCCTTACGTCAAGCAGAAAACCGGCATCACATGGGAACGCAACAACACCAACGATAAGGACGCGGGACGTGACGACGCGGAAACTATGCACACGCTGGTTACGTCCCATCAGCGTTCTTTAAAGGTGAAGCTCGGCCCTATGCCTTTTTCCGTTGCGCAGCAGTTGGAACAGGATTTAGAGGGAGGCGATTACGGCGTATCCGTCCGCTACCCGGATCTGTACAACGGCATCTGCACAAGACGATTTTACAACACATCCATTTCGGCGGCTGAAGAGCAATTCCGCGATAATGAAATCATTGTCGATAATGTCAGCTTTACATTGGTCAGCATAAGGGAGGCTACTGTATAATGCAGAACGTAACCGCATTATGGAACACCCTTTTCAATGCGGATCATAAAACGGAATACCGTTATGACATTAACGGCGTTTCCTACTATGCTGAAGATCGAAAAGGCGATCCTATTATCAATAAGCCGCTCATAGATAAACCGGCTATCGGGCGTGTCTGCACGGGCAGCACCCAAATCACGGTGTACCCCAAAGCGGATATCCCGAAAGCCGCGCTTGTCAATGCCTATTGCCGTCTGGTTTCCCCGGACGGGAATACTGTTTCTGAGTGGATCCCGCAAGGGAAATATTATGTGTCCAGCAGAAGCGGCACAAGTCCTCTCAAACTGGAATGCAAAGACTATATGATTCGCGCCGGTGTGACGTATCAGGACAAGACCGCTTTTGAAGAATGGCCGCAGTACATGAATGACGTTCTGGACGAGATCTGTTCCATCATGGACGTAGAGCTTGACAGCAGAACGGAAATCAATGCTGGCTATACAATTGACTACCCGAATGAAGATACCCTTGTATCTGAAATTCTGGCGAAAATTGCGATTGCCAACGGCGGCAACTGGATCATGACAGAGGCCGGAAAGCTCAGACTTATCCGGCTTGCTACCCCCGGCACACCGGCCCAAACTTTGGGGAAAACTCATACCGGGTTTACCTCTACGGGCAAAACACAATCCATTTCTAAAGTTATCCTGACAGACAACACCAATAATCAGTTTATTGCGGGCGACGACACCGGGATCACGATTCAGGCAAACTCGGATGCAGCTACACAGATCATGGCAAACAACCTGTGCGGCGTCGGAGATTACGCCCTTGCAAACGGTGAAATTGTTCTCAGCAATGCGGTTATGTCTCAGGGAGAGCTTAGACTAACCACCGGTTCTATTGAAAACGGCTGCATGACATTTGTACAGAGTTCCATTCTGTACGGCGTCTCCTACGAACCGTATTCCGTGACCGGTGCTTTCCTGAATCCCGCTATTGAGCTGGGTGATACGCTTTCCATTACGGCAAAGAATGATTCTGTGCATATCGTTGTCGTGGAAAGCATGAAAATTACCTGTTCAATCGGCTTTACCGTGGCGCTGCAAGCCGGAATTGACGGTGAAACGGAAGACGAATACCCGTACATTACTATGCGGCAACTGTCCATTAACCGGTCAGTCCGCACGGATCAGACGTATTTCGGAAACCGGATTAACCGGAAAGATGGTTTTGTCAGTGAATTGCTGGTAAACGGTGAATCACAGGCGCAGCTTACCGCGAATGCAACTGTTTTTTCCATGCAGCAGAAAGTCAACGGCGCGTGGGAAGACAGGATTTTCTTTGATACCGTCTCCGGGAAGTATGTCATTTCTGCTGACGTTACCATAAACGGCGTCGTCCGGTTCACGGATCTGTCCACAAGCGGCAGTACCACCATAAACGGCGACAATATCACGACCGGTAAAATCAAAAACGCGTCCGGCAGCATGGTCATTGATCTGGACGCGGGGACAATCTCTGTTGGCGGGCAGGACGTTGCAAAAGCTCTTGAGAAGATAGACAACAGCATAACACTTCTCGCGTCTTCTCAGATGTTTACAAAGGCAAATGAATCCGCTGCCTACTCCCCGGCGTCAATCACGCTTACAGCTTCTACAAACGGCTCTATTGCGTCCTATAAGTGGTATAAGAATGGTACTCTTATCAGTGGTCAGACGGCTTCTACGCTGACTGTTAGTCCGTCAGATATAAGCGGAAACTCTGCCACCTTTAAGGTAGTCGGTAAGGATGCAGACAACAACGAATATACCGACGTTATTTCAATTGCGAAATTGAATAACGGTTCTCCCGGCGCGCCCGGTGAAGACGGTTATACGGTGCTTCTGTCCGATGAATACATTGAGGTTCCGGTTTACACCACCCGCATTCCCGTTGCGGCAGATTCTTATTCCTGCACAGTTGGAGCGTATAAAGGCGTAACCGCTATGACGGCGGTACTTCCGAGCGCGACACTTCAGGAAGGGCAGTTTAAAGTTGAAGTCCTGAATTCCGTTTCCGGCGTCACTGTGACACAAGGCACAGCAGGTGTGATTACCTGTTCTGTCTCTACGGGATCCGCTTCAGCCGCAATTCCTGACAGCGCTGAATTGTCTCTTAGGACGACGTTCTACGGCGGCTTTACGGTTGATTCCTCTATTATTATCCGGGCCAATATGAACGGCGTAACGGTCACACAGCAAGCCACAATTACGCAACAGGGTTCTCAAATTGAATTGAAGGTCAACAAAGACGGCGTTATTGGTGCTATCAATCTCAGCTCTGAGGGCGTCGTTATAGACGCCTCAAAGGTTGATTTGACGGGGCTTGTCACGGTTTCCAGTCTTGCGGCAGGTACAACTACCATCAACGGCGGCTGTATCACGACAGGCACGATAGACGCGTCAGACGTAACGATTACGAATCTCAGCGCAAGCAACATCACTTCGGGCAATCTATCCGCAAGCCGGATCAGTGGCGGCACACTGGATTGCAGCAACATCACGGTTACAAACTTGTCAGCCGGATCTATCAATTCTGGTACACTTTCGGCAAGCCGGATCAGCGGCGGCACACTGGATTGCAGTCTTATGACGGTTTCCAATTTGTCTGCCGGTTCTATCACTTCGGGCAATCTGTCCGCAAGCCGAATCAGCGGTGGCACACTGGATTGCAGCACAATTACGGTGACAAAACTTTCTGCCGGGGCGATTACGACCGGCACAATGTCGGCAAACCGGATCAGCGGCGGTTCAATTGACGCGTCAAACGTGACGATTACCAACTTGAATGCTTCCAATATCACATCTGGTACGATTAATGCAGATCGTATTAACGTTGATACGCTGTACGTAAACAAGCTCTATACTGCACACAGTTCATCTGGTAAATCTATGGTGTCATACAATGGAAGCAATACGGTATACATCGGAGGGGACGGCACGTCTTGGGGTACATCAAACACCTTCATCTACGGATCAAGTGAAGTCTGTATCGGCTCTTATGCTTCGTGGGGACAAAAGGCCGTATTTGATACAGCTAACCGTGTTTTCAGACCAGACAATTCTTCTTATGGATGGCAATTAGGGAATGCTTCTTATCCGTGGACGATTTATACGAAAACTGCACAGATAGGAAGCACCACTGGCACAATCGGTTTCTTTGGTACAACACCAACATCAAAGAAAAAAGTTACCAAACCCACAACGTCTGCTGATTTGGCGTCAATCAGAACAGTTTTAACAAATCTCTGTGAAGCGTTACAGGGATACGGTTTATTGTCGAACTACTAAAAATAAAACAGGAGGCACAAGCTACACATGAAGATGGGGAAAATCATTGATGCAGTTCCGACGCTGCAAAAACTTTCGGATCAGCCGCTTTCTCTGAAAACGTTGTACAAGTTGAAATCCGCTATGACGAAGCTGGAAAAGGAAATTGACTTTTACAACGAAGAGAGGATAAAGATCGTTTCATCACTTGGCGACAATATTCAGGGGGATCAGTGGAAAATCTCTGACGGGAACATGGAAGAGTTTGAGAACAGAATGACCGAATTGATTAACCTTGAGGTTGATTCTGAGATTGAACCTATCCTGATTCCCGTCACAGAGAATATCCAAATGTCCTATAGCGAACTGAAAGCGCTTGAGGGCTTTGTCGAACTGGATTTTGTTGAATCTTAAAAGAAAGGACAGAACGCACATGAAAGCTACTTCAGTCAAGGTCACGGGGAACAAAGACCAGTACCGAATCGTAGAAGTTGTCATTGTCGCTGATTCCACTCCGGCGACACTCCCGACCACGGGGGCAGACGTTGACGGCCTGTACGATACAGACAGGTTCGCCCCGTTCTCTGTACTCTACGTAGTAGATCCGACCGCTGCGCATCAGGTTTATATCGCAAACGAATCCGGCGCGTTTGTGGCTCAGTAGGGAGGGCTTGCAGATGGGTAAGATCATTGCTTTAATTCTGGCATTTTGTCAGAATGCTGTGAAAGGCAAGGCCGATAAGGTCAGTGGTGGCACGGCAAACAATGTGCTTGTCGGTAACGCAAGCGGCAATCCCGCTGACAGCGGCGTTGCGATTTCCACGCTTACCGGGAAAGCTGATAAGGTCAGCGGCGGTACGACAAACAACGTGCTTGTCGTGGACGCAACCGGCAATCCGTCTGATAGCGGTCATTCCATAGACGACGTTATCACAAGCGGTATTTTCACCGGCGAACTTGTGGACGGTGAGCTTAGAATTACTCTAACCAACGATTAAACAGGAGGGAAAAGAGCTATGTATTTTGACCGGGCAAAAATCAACAACGGTGATTCAAACCCTATCCTGAGTATCGACTTTGACCGGTACTATGAAGGGCAGGACTTGACCACCAAATGGGCGGCAGAGATAGCCGCCAGCCCCTACAACGGTGACGCGTGGGCGTGGATCCGCGCAAGGATCCGGGCCGGAAACTTCATTGGTATTCATACCAAAGACTACATCCCGTTCAAGACGAAAAACAACGTCAACCTGAAAGCCGAAATTGCCGGTATCAACACGTACACCAACTACGGTGATTCCGCTGTCGGCAAACACATTGACTTTATCTGCCGTGAGCTGTGGCCCACAAACCACGTTATCAATAAAGTCAACTACAACAACGGCGTTCCCGCTTTCACCCCGGAAGGTGGTACGGAGATCGCCGCACAGGAATACCCGTGGCTTGCCTGTGACCTGTATCACTACATCAACAGTCTCGCCGGATACGTTCCGAATGCGACAACGTTGAATCCTGAAATGGTAGCTGTGGACTATACCGCAGACGGCATTTATTACCAGCTTCCCGATGCCCTGCAAGCCGTCATTGTCGAGAAAAGAGCGCTGCTTGCGAAACGGTATTCCGCTTCCGGTCTGCTCACTGACGACAATGGCTGGGGTTGGACAAATATTGGCAAGCTGTGGCTCCCCACGGAATGGGAAGTTTACGGCGGGCCTGTTTGGGGCGGCAAGGGCGGTTATGCCTGTGGTGGATCTGCTGTCCAGTATCCTATCTTTATAGGCAACATGAACCGCGTGAAGTACAAAAGCGGTGGCCGC